CGCAGCTCATCCGCCAACAGGTGGCGCAGGCGATGTTCCCGGCGAACTACGCCCAGACGATGTCGAAGGCCGAGCTCGAACGCGCGCAGGCTGCCGAGTGGCGCTTCCGTGCCAGTGGGCAAGGCGGCGGTAGCAAGATCACAGCGGGGAACGCACTGGCGTTCTCGAAGCAGGGCCAGACCGAATTCGACAACCAGGCCCAGGGGCAGCTGCGGCCGGCGCCGACTCTGATGCCGGACCCGATGGGCGGTAAGAACAAAGACGGCACACCGGTGATGGTGGCGAACCCGCACGGTGGCACGCCACAGCGCGACCCAACAACCGTCTCTCCGATCTACCGTGGGCTCACCGCCTCGGAGCGGCAGCAGGGCGGCGCGCTCGCGCAGCAGATCGCTGCAGCCAACATCGGCGACGGCATGACTCCCGGCACTGCCGCGGAGATAGCCGCGCGCGTGCAGGTTGCCTCGCGCAATCCGACTGCGAACCACAAGGGCGCGGACGGTAAGTTGTATCCAGATCTCGTCATGAGTCACGGCGAAGACGGACAGCCGCCGCACGTGTCAGTGTGGGATGGCCACCGCTACATGCAGGCGTGGACCTCGCCGAACATTCTGCCGGAAGGTCCTGCTCCGGGTGGCGGTGGCATCGACACCAGTGGAGGCAACACTGGCGGCGGAGGCGGGGAACCGTCCGAGGCGCCAGTCGAAGAACCACCCGCGTAAGGAGTGAGCCATGGCTGATCCAGTCCCCGGCACTCCTGACCTGACGCCGCCCGAGGGCGTCCCTCAAGGTATAGACACTGCCGCTCTCACCGCGAAGGGCCAAGCGCAATACGCTGCGACGCCGTCTGGCAACCGTGGCTCTGTGAGCATCAGCCAGCGCGGCGGCACCAAGTTCGGAACCTACCCTGGAGCTGGCACCCTTCCTCCCGCTCCCGCTGCTGAGCCAGAAGGCACGAAGGAGCAGCCGGCAGTTCAGCCAGTTGAAAAGCCCGCGTCCGTCCAACCGAAAGAGAACGACGACCTAGACCCGAGCGTGCACGGGTTCTTCAAGTGGGCATGGAACGGAGTGAAGGAGGGTGCTGAGAGCGCTGTACCTTCGCTCGTCGGTGGCGCGGCCGAGACCGCAAACGTGTTCCTCGGTATGCCCGCCGCCCGCGCAGCCGACGCTGTGATGGATGTCGTGCACGGCAAGATGCCGTCGAGCTCTGGCACGCATGCAGCCCAGGACTGGATGGGCGACTACTACAACAAGCAGTTGAAACCCGCCATCGACGCGTGGGAGCCCGAGGCTGGAAACCCCATCGCCCAGGGTACCCAGGGTGGCACGATGCTAGCGCTCACCAAGATCCCGGGTGTTGGGACGGCCGCCGGCGCCGCGATGGCTGCCGGTACGTTCACACGCTCGATGACGAACGCGATGGACGAGGGACAGACCGCGACCCAGGCCGTGGGCGGAGCGACCGTGGACACTCTCGCCATGCTGGCGATCATGAAGTTCGTCGGCAAGGAGGGTGTTGGTCTCGACAAGATCCCGTACGCGTGGGTGCGACGTGTCATCGCCGCCGTTCCTATCGCAGACATCATCGGACTCGGACAGGACCTCGCGAAGAAAGAGATCCTCGAACACACCGGCAACCACGCCGCAGCCGAGAAGATCGACGTGACTGAGAAGCTGACCGATGTGGGCAGCATCATTCAGAACGAGATCTTCGCGATCCTCGGCGGCGCCCAACATGGTCAGCAGGGCGAGCACCAGACTGGACCGAAGCCGCCCGACCCCGCGCCCGTGAAGCCGGCCGCCGGCGCACCGCCGACACCGCCGACCCCAGAGGGTAAGGAGCCGCCTCCCCCGCCGCCGGCACCAAAAGCTATCGAAGGCACAGCACCAAAAGCTAGCGAAGCTACGGCGGTGCCCGCTGTCCCCGACCACCCCACGGGTGAGCCGGCGAAGCAGATCCGCGCGCAGCTGACCGACATGAACCGGTCAGCAACGCCGCGCAATGGAGTCCTGATCACCCCCGACACGTGGGCACACCTCGGCGAGCTGGGTGAGGACCACCCGCACGCCGGCCCGGTGCTGAACCAGATCGAGCAGGCGCGTAAGCAGGGTCGCGTGGTTGAGACCCCCGTCGGCGATCTGGTCACGAAGACGAAGGCTATCGCAGCCAGCGCGAAGGCCGAACTCACCGCCGGCGTGGACCCACAGGAGGTCATTGGCCGTGTCACCCTGGGCACGGACGGACCAAAGCGCCCAGACCAGACCCAGGTAGTCCAATCACTGGAGCCACATGACGGAGCTGTAACCTCCGAGCGCGCGGTCAGCCCCGCGGAGCGCGACCCCGCCATGCAGGAGGCCATGGACTCAGGGAAAGTGCCCCGAGTGTCCACGCCGGAAGCGGTGCTGCATGACCGGCAGGAAGCCATGGCCAAGGAATTACCGGCCCCCGGTGCCGATACCGCCCGACCCGAGAACGCCGCTCCTGCGCCCTCTGGCGAACCAGATTCTGTTAAACCGGGCATGTTCAAGACGGCATCGGGTAAGGAAGTACCCGTACACGTGCTCCCGGACGGTCGTATCCAGCCGCTGGATGACAACGGCGAACCCGCTGGGACCCCAGTTACTCCGCCGGCAGGCAGCGTGCGCATCGGCCCCAAGGAGCCGCTTGCCCCCGTGGAGGCCGCGCCGGTGGAGGACCTCAAAGGCAAGAGCGCCATGGAGCAGCTGCCGGCTGTGGTCAGTGCGCACGAGAAGATGGAGGCGGTGCCAGAGGGCAAGAAGAAATCTGCCTCGTTGAAGGAGCGACAGGATAACGCGAGCGCGGTGGCAGAGGCTCTCCAGAAAGCCGCGGTCGAGGCGAAGGAGAAGGGAACGGCCAGCGAAGCGGCCATCGAGCGCGCGAACGAAGCAGCCAGGGCAGCTAAGGGGCTGACCAACATCTCGAAAGAGAACACGGAGAAGGGCCGCGGGACCGGCCATGTGCAGGTGACTGCCAAGGTTGCTGAGATGCACAAGGCCGCGCGCGGTCTGCTGGGCGAAGCCCGCGAAGGCGACGAGGTCAAAGAGACCCCGAAGCAGGCAGTCACGAAGAAGCAGATCCTCAAGCGCGCCGTGAAGGCCGTGGCCAACGCCGAGGGCGCAGTCAAAGAAGTCGTGAAGGAAGCGATCAAGGGCGGCACCGAGGCCATCGCCAAGAAGCGCGAGGAGAAAAAGCCGGTCAAGGAGCCCACCGCTACGCGTCAGGAGTACGCGCGTATGCAGGCGCTCAAGGACAAGTTGATGGCCGCGCGCACGCCAGACACCGCTCGTGCCGCGCGCGATGAGCTTGAGACCCACCTGAACGCCGTGGTGGATCGTCTCGGCCAGCCGCGCGACATGGTGATGGAGTTCCTCAAGAGCGCCGACGAGGAGCGCAAGGAGTCCAGGGGTCGGAAGATGTCCGACACCATCGAGGATGAGGAGCAGCAGTTCGACCGACCGGACGAGGGCTTCGACACTGTGTATCGGCCGCACCAGGCGGGCGACAAAGCTGGGAAGCTGCTTTGGAACAAGGGCACGACGAAGATGCGTGCCGACTTCAAGACCCTGGGCGACGAGCTGGACAAGCGGGGATTCTTCCAGAAGATGCGCGAGCTGGAGGACACCGGGCGCGCGTCGAGCGCGCGGCGCGTGTTGGAGGAAGTGCTGAAGCACGCGAAGGACGCTGGCATAGAGTCAGGCGTTACCCAACACATCCAACATATCCTGATGCGGCTGCCGGACGTACCGCTGTACAGCCGCAGCACCATCATCCGGCCACCCACTGGCGCCGCGTTCAGCGAGGCGACTGTTGGATTGTTCCATGCGTCGGCGGATCACCCGAACCTCCAGGTCAACTTCCGCGATATGCCGGGCAAGCGCACCACCGCTGGCATCCTGCACACGCTGATGCACGAGTCAGAGCACGCGGCGACTATGTTGGAGCTGCACTACAACCCGAAGGGCGAGCTAGCCACAGCGGCCGAGCACGCGCGCCAGATTCTGGAGCGGCGCCTGCGGGACCTGTACGGCAACAAGATGATCGACGAGCACCTGGCCTACTGGAGAGTGGCCGACGCTGGCAAGCCCGAGGAGTACCACGGTGAGTTCTACGGTCTGCAAGATTCGAAGGAGATGATGGCCGAGTTGGTGAATCCGCACTTCGTGGAGCGGATCATCGAGTCGGAGATGGTTCGCCAGAAGGGCGAGAACCTCCCCTCTCAGCGTGGCCTGCCGACGCTGCTGCACTTCATCTATGGCAAGCTCGCTAAGTTCTTCGGGTACCCCGAGAAGGAAGGCCCCGGCCTGATGCTGCACATGCTCGATCTGCAACGCGACATCAGCAAGGCGCAGCGCGAACACTTCAGCCAGTTCTACGGCGAGGGTGCGTTCGAACGGCAGGTGACGAGCTTCCCGCCGGACTACACCGCGAACCTGGCGAAAGCTGCTGAGCTCGATCCGTTCCACGAGCTGAAGCGACCAGCCCCCATGATCAAGGCGGAGGACGCGAGCGCGCACATCGTGGGTGACGAGGCGGTAGCAACCGCTCGCGACACCGCGCACGCTATAGCCAGTGGCAGCATAGACAAGGCGCGTCGTAGCGGCACCGCGCTTGAGACCGTCGGGCAGATCTTCCGTGGTCGTAGCAAATACTTCGGGAACTCGGACGACCCGACGAACCCGATGAACGAGCTGCGTGACGCGCACACCGAGAAGGAGAAGGGGATCATGGCGGGCAAGCGCATCTCCAACCCGGTCGCGCGCCTGTGGCAGAAGCTGAACAACGAGAGTAACCGCCGCGTCGGCCAGCTGATGATCGACGCCAGCCTGTACAAGATCAGCCTGCGTCGCCCGCTCAGCGAGGACGATCTGGCAAAGAAGCCGGATGCGTTTAAGAAGCAGGTTGCGGAACTCACTCGCCGGTACGAAGCACTCACCGACAAGGAGCGAGCGGTGTACGACGGCGCAGCGGACGCGAACAAGGAGCTGCGCGCCGTCGAGCGCCGCACTGCTATCGACTCCGCCATCGAAGGGTTCGACCTCAAGGTGACTGACGCTGAGCGGGCGCAGCTCTACGCCGCCAAGGATGAGGGCGCATACGACAAGCTCGTCGGTAAGGGCCAGCTCCTGGACTTCGGCGAGCAGAACGACAAGCTCAAGGCGGCCCTCAAGGCGTGGGTGGGTGGCCGCGATCTCGAAGGGGACTACTTCCACCTCGGGCGCCAGGGCAACTACGTGGTGCAGGCGAAGCCGGAGGGGTCGAAGGAGTTCGCCAATGAGGCCGAGGCTAACAAGTGGGCGGACTCAGCCCGCGGCATGTCGCCGAACTCGAAGGCCGACGTGGAGTTCCGTGGCGGCAAGTGGGTGGTGGACTACAAAGTCGACCATGTGTCCATGCACAAGACCCGCAAGGAGGCAGAGAAGATGCAGGCGCAGCTGGAGCGCGGCGGCTTCGAGCCGGGGTCCGTGACCGAGAAGAATTTCGACGCGAACAACGCCCCGCTCAGCCATGGTATGACCGAGCTGATGGCAGAGGCGACTCGCAAACTGAATAGGGGAGGCAACCCTGCTGACGTGAAGCCGCTGGTGGACTCGCTCCACAGCGCCTTCCTCCAGATGCAGGCGCAGCGGTCGGAGTACGCCGGCTCGCGCCTGATGCGAAAGGGCGTGGGCGGCGTGAAGGCGAGCGAGATGCGCCAGAATTTCGCCGAGCACGCGACGGCGACCACCTGGCACACCTCGCAGCTGCGGACGATCTTCAAGCAGGCCGCCGCCCTGGCGCGGCTGCGCGGCATGGCCCGCGACAGCGACGTGCCGCAGTCTCTGGCTTACAAGCGCGGCGAGACAGTGACTGCGCTGGCGAACCACAGCGCAGTGGACGTGAACACGTTCGGCAAGTTCGGCGGGTTCAACCGCGCCACCGCGCGCCTGGGGTTCCTCTCGTACCTGGCTAGCCCGATGCACGCCGCGATCTGGATGACACAAAACGCTTACGGGATCTCGACCGCTGGTGCAAAGTACGGCTACGGTCGCGCGACAGGGGCGTTCGGCCGGGGGATGGGGGCGACGTTCAGCCCAGCGATGCGGTCCGCGATGCGGGCGGCGTTCAAGGGTGGCAACGCAGACGACATTACCGCAGCTATCATCAAAGCGATTGGCGAGCATCCCACTATGGGCAAGTGGGCGCCCGCCATCAAGGAGCTGCACGACCGTGGCGTGATCCAGCATGGCTACGCGAATGAACTGGGCGACTTGGCGGTCGGAGGGAACAACAAAGTCTCTCGTGTATTTGAATGGGCGCGGCTGCTGCCCTCTATGGCTGATGCCTTCAATCGCACCAGCACTGCTCTCGCTGGTCTCGAACTTACAGGCGGTGATCTACGCAAGACCACCGACCTGATCGAGCAGATCCACGCGGACTACTCGCAGGAGAACAAGCCGCTCGCGTTCAAGTACGCCGGCCGCATCCCAGGCGGTAACAGCCTGATCATGATGAAGACCTACGTGCAGTCGATGGCTCACCTGATGTACAGCAACCTGGCTGCGACGGTGACGGGAGAGACGCGGGCCGCGAAGTGGGAGGCCGCTAAAACGGTTGGCGGGATGATGGTGGTGAGCACGCTGTTCGCAGGAGTGTACGGTGCTGTTGGGCTGGAGCCTGCGCGGCTGATCGCGTACGCCTACCACAAGCTGTTCGACGAGGAGGGTGAGGTATGGGATATGAAGAATGCGATCCACCACTGGCTGGTGGACACGCTTGGCGCGGGTGTTGGGAACGCCCTGGCCCGCGGCCCAGTCGCGAGCGCACTGGGAATCGACGTGCAAGACCGTATGGGGTTGGCCAACCTGTTCTTCTTCAACCCGCCCGACCTGATGACCACGGACAAGTCGGTGTGGGGAACGTTCTTCATGGACGAACTTGGACCGCTGTTCCAGATGCTGGTCGACGGCGCAACCGAGGCAACCGGCCACATTCAAAACGGTGAGTACGCACAGGCCATGGCGTCGATACTGCCGATCAAGGTCGTGAAGGATGGATTAAAAGCTCTCCAGTTGGGCACAACTGGCAAGACTAATATCCGTGGTGCCGTGCAGACGGAGCCGTCGGCGTTGGATGCGGCGAAGCAGGCGTTCGGGGTGAAGCCGGTTAGCGTAGCAGAGGCTCAAGAGAAGTCTGGGGTCATATCCGAGTACAGCAAGGCCGAGGGAATCGCTCGTACCAACATCATACGAGCTCTGGCTGGTCAGAAGGACGGGGCGATGGATCGGCGAAACTCATTCAACCAACGCTTCCCCAACAAGAAGATCACGTCGGCGGATGTGGAGTCGTATAGGAAGGGGACGTTGAGGCAGGAGCAGGGGATTACAAAGGACCGGCGAGCAGCCGAGGCCGCTGACTTCTCAGGGCGTTAGTTCTTTCTTGATCTCGGCTTTGTCGAGGTCAGGGTTCATCCATTTTTGTTTGTTGCGCCAGCAGATCGGGCGCGGGGACTTGGCACCCACGCGGATCTGATGCATCTGCACGGCTTCAGGTAACGCACGCCGGAGGAAGCCGCGGATTTCTTCGGAGGCATAGGTCTTGCCGGTCTCGGAGTGCAGGTACTGTTTCACCATGTCGGCGGTCACAAGGTCGCGGTCGAACGGCGGCTCGCCATACTGGCAGGCGTCGTTGATGATGCGCACTTCCTTGGTCTGGCTCTTGCTGACCATGCGGATCTTGGCAGCGGTCAGCGGTGGCGGCGCTGCGGGGTTGAACCCGTTCAGGTTCACCTGCGCGAAGTACCACCGCAGCACGCCCGCCGCCCGCGCGGAGTTCAGCCACTTGTACAGGCCGGCGAAGTACGCATCCTTCTGCGCCTTCGAAGTCCACACTCGGATCGGCGCGTGGGCATACACACCCCAGCGTCGCTCGCCTTCGCTCGGCAACGACATCGCGTCCTCGTAGTTGCTGGTCGCGCTTATCCACAGGCGGTTACGTATATTGAAGGGGGACATGAACTTAGGGTGGACTTCGACAGTCGATCCAGCCACGAGAGACTTGAGCGCGTTAGCAGTGTCGTCGGAGTCCCACCGCCCGTTGATGTGGATCTCGTCAAAATGCAGAAACTTCTTTCCGTTAATATAACTTGAGTAGGCTCCTCGAAGCGTCTTATTACCAACCATTTGTGTGTTGGATTCGCCGACAAGGCGGCGAGGTATTTCGTACGCAAGCGTCGTTTTGCCCGTGCCGAATTCCGGCGAGATGATGAGCGGCGCCGAGTCAATTTTCACCTCCGGGTGCAGGACCAGGTGCGCGAACACCTGCTTCAGATAGTCGCTGAACGCCTGGTCTTCGTGGGTCGGGAACATGTATTTCCAGAAGTCGTCCAGTAGCGCGGATTCAGTTGCGGTGGCAGGTAGAAGATCCTCCGGCGGCGTGTACTGGTTGACGTAAGCCTTCCCTCCCTCGTCGTAGAGGGAACCAGCTGCAGGGTGAAAGCCGAGTGCCTGGACAGAATGACGGACACCGAATCGACGCATAACCTTACTGGCCTCAACCGGGACACCGTTGGAGCTGACAGGCATGTAACGTGTAAGCAAGTCATCTATCACCCTCGTGGTGAGCGCTTGGCGGGTGGTCATCGAGTAGTAGATCCCTTCCTGCTCCGTCACCAACACGAACTCGTTGGCCAGGAATTGCACCGCGGTGTCGCGGTCGAAGCGGACCTTGCCCAGCTGGTTCACTGTGTGCTGGGCGGCGATCATCAGCGGGTCAGCTGTAACTCCACGCTCCACCCGGGGCTCGTCGTCACCCACACTCGGAGCAGTCTCCACCTGTTCTGACAGGCTAGCTGGCGCAACAGGTTCTGGAGTCCCGGGGGGCACGTACCCCGCGTCCAGAGCGAACTTGACAAGGGTCCCGACAGTGATCCCACCGCCAGGAGAGAAGGAATCCCATTCACGTCGAACGACGCCTGGACTCGAATACCCGGGTTGGGTTTGACACCACTCGTGGAAGATCTCCCAGCTCTCCTCGGACTTTTTGCCCCAGTCCTGACACGCGCAGAGGACGGTGATCCAGTCGTCTCGGTTGTTGATCGGGGGAAGATGCACAGATCCCAGCATTGCTCGTACATCATCGGCTTTGAGATCCTTGTACTGTGGCTTGGTGTAGAGGTCGTCGTTCTTCGCGAGCGCCGCGAGCTTCGCCTTCGCGCCTGCCAGCGCCGCTACGCCTAGCTGCGCTGAGATGCGCTCAAGCGGATAGGTGCGGCCGTTGTCTTCGATGATGTGGCACGGCAGCGGCGTCGCGCCTTTACGGTTAAGTGTGCCGGGTGCACGAAGCACCCGAGCGAGATCGGCGGTGGCGCTGGGATCGGCAGGGAACTCTAGCTCCTTGCACTTCGCCTTCAACGCCTCAGCTACCGGCTTCCATTCAGCGGCCGGCACGTCGCGGTCGAGACACCAGTAGCAGTGAACTCCGCGCCCTGAGTGAACGTAAATACTAGGGGGAGGCAATCCCGTCGTCTTAACGAACGTGGTCAGGGCGCGGAGTGCATTCGGTATAGAGCCCTCGAAGTCCTTGCCGTCGAGGTCGAGGAAGATAGCGCGCTTCGCAATCGGGTCCGCGCGGTTGTCACCCGCGTAGGACCCCATCGCGAAGAACACATTCAGGGGCCGAGTGCTCAGCTCCTGAATCTGCTTCTCAAGCGCCTCGTGCGAGACGAGCCCGTTGTAATGCCGTTGTTCTGCGAGCTTCCCGTCTGGTCCGGTGATGCCTGTGAACAGCGTGTATGGGCCGCTCGCCGGGAGAACCCTGGCGAAGAAGCTCATGCGCTAACCCAGGCTGTCCAGTCCAGCCAGGATGTTGCTGATCTCAGCTTCCATCTGTGGAGCAGGCGCGCTCGACACTTCTGTCGCTTGGGCATCAATCGTCACCGGCGCTCGTGCCGGGGGCGATTTGGACGCCGGCGGCGCGAACGGGTTCGGCGCTGTCTGCGCTACCGGCTGAGGGGCCGGAGGCGCAGCCGGCTTCGACGGGGCCACCGTTGCGAACGGGTTCGCTGCAGGCGCCGCACTAGCGGAGGCGGCGACTGGGCTTGCCTCGTCGGTCTGTACCCGGAGCGTCCGGGGGGTGGGGTCAGCGACCGGTGCCACTGGCACCGCCCCGCGCGAAGCCGGCTGAACTGCTACTTGTCCCGGCTGCAGGCCCTGCGGCGGTGGCGGCTGCAGCTGATCGGCCGGCGTGGCCGCTTGCTGCGGGATCGCCTGCCACTCCACGTTGTTACGTGGGGCGTAGGTCGCGGGCTGCACGGGCGCGGGCTGAGCCTCGACCACCTCGGGGTGCTCGACGACCACGTCGTTGTCCGCGAGCACACGCTGCACGCTGTCGCTGGCGTACTGCTCCAGCACCTGATCCGCTTCCTCGTCGGTCAGCGGGCGCTGGGCTTTGAACACCGGCTTCGGGTGGGAAGCATCGAGGTCGAAGCTGATGCGCGTGACCACCGAGTTGTACGGATAGCCGCGGCCCTTCAGCTGGTCGGACATGGCCGACAGCTCCTTGAGCGAGCTGGGCGGCACGCGGAACAGCATAGCGCCGCCGAGTCCGATGTTCATGATGTCGGCTGCGGGAACCACGGCGAGCTTCTTGGTGTCGCGGCAAGCCTTCTGCTTGACGCCGTTGTCACCGACGAGCGAGCCGAACTGGTTCTTCGGGCACAGCGCGCACGACGTGGCCTGCTTCTTGCTGGACGCATCGCTGGGCTTCACGCCATCCAGGCTGTAGCAGACGGGCGGCGAAGTGCTGCCCTCGACGTACTTGCCCTCGAAATACTGCTTATTGAGGAAGCCGTTGGCCTTGACGATCACCACGTCGATGTAGCCCACGGGGGTCTGGTCTTCATTCAGCAGGACCTTCTCCTCGCCCTTGTACTTGATCCGGAACTTGCCGGCCTTGATGCCGACGATCCCGTAGCTGCCTTTGATTCCGTCGCCCAGCTCGGTGCCGACGCCGGCTGCCACGAGCGGAGCAAACTTCTTCGAGAGGACAGCGCCTCCCTCCTGTGCGAACAGGGTTACTTGAGTGGACACGGTTACTTGCCTCCTGGTCTACGAATGTGACAAGAGATCTCCCGGCTGATTCTCAGGCCCGGAGGGATCTCGGAAGTGGACTCGATGTAGTCGGCGACAACAGATTTGCTGACTCGCTTTTCGAGCATGGCCCAGAGGTCACGCTGCTTGATGAATGCAAGTGTAGCATCGAAATCGTCGACTGCAACAGTGGTATCTGTCTGCAGGAACGCGGTACCGGAGGCTGTTTTTGCAGACTCCTGGCCGCTATCCACCAACACCTTCTGGATGTAAGCCTCCAGCTTGAACATCTTGTCGGTGAGTTCCTTCATGGCGACGGCCTGCTTCTTCTTCAGGTCGTCCCGTAGATCGCGCAGCTGGATATAGCCGGCGATCACCTGGTCAATCGTCATAGTGCCTCCTGTTTCTCAAACAACTCCAGAAGCGTCCCCTGCATGGCAGCGTTCGCTTTGAGCCTGGCGTACACCTTCCGCTCGGCGGCAGTGCCCTCGATGTGGATGATGTGTGTGTTCTGTGTCTGGCCCGCGCGCGTGATACGAGCGTTGGCCTGCTGGTAGATCTCCAGTGACTGCGGCGGCGAGGCCCAGATGATGGTGTTGGCCTGAGTCAAAGTCAACCCATGCGCCATTGTCTGGGGGTGGGCGACAATGACACGGAGATCCGCTGCAGCGGTCTGAAAATCTGCAAAGATTCTGGTCCGGTCTGGCTGGGATACGTCGCCGTGAACTTGCGCGACTCGCCCTGCCCCCAGGTGCGCGACGAATACACCGTGGAGAAGCTGTACAAAGTACCTGAACGGAGCGAAGACAATAACCTTTCCGCTACTGCCTTGGATGAGAGAAGCGATCTCTTGGAATCGGTCGACACCACCACAGTAGTGTCCTTTGCCCGCCGCGTCGTACGCGAAGCCTGCTGAGATCTGGAGGAGCTTTCCAAGTTTTACTCCTTCGTTCGCCGCGGTGATCTCTTTCGATTTGATCTGCGCGGCGTAGTGGTCGTGCATGTCCTTGTACGCTTTCGCGGCGGGCGGCGCAAGCTGGACTGTGCGGGCGCTGTAGGTTGTTGGCGGGAGATCGAAGCACTCGGCGCGGGTGAACCTGACAGCGGGCTGCATGATTGAGTGGGCGGTGTCGGCGGCGTCCGCACGGGGTACCCACTTAAATGTAGTGATCTGCCGCATGGTTCGGTCCTTGAAAGCCTTGAAGGAGAAGCCGGCAAGTTCCGGAGTAAGGAGCCGACTTTGACCGTACGCATCAGTTGGCGCATTAGGTGTTGGACTTCCCGTGAGTCCCCATGCAAAGTTGCTACGGCGCACAACTGGCTCCAGGTACTTCCATCGGTTGGTCCTGCGGTTGCGGTACGAAGCAAGCTCGTCAACCACGACTCCGTCAAGGTCACTTCGAGCAAACAGCTCGCCATGCAGGACCTCAACTCCGTCGTGGTTGATAATGTAGACATCAGCTTGCTCAGAAAATCGTTTGAGTCTTTTGGCTTTTGATCCATGCAACACTTTCGTGGTGAGGTGTGGGAAGTTGCGAAAGATCTCATCCACCCACACGGTTTCAAGGGTGCTCAGCGGCGCGACCACGAGCAGCCTGTGCAGCAGACCCTCCCGGCGGAGGTAGTCATAGGCCCACAGGACTGCCCGCGTCTTGCCAACGCCCATCTCACTCAGGACATAGGCGCGACGTGCGATGCTGCAAAGGTCAGCGGTCACACGCTGGGAGTCGAAAGGCGTACCGCCGCCCCAGTCGTAGTAGTACCCGATTGGGGACGGTGCGTTCAGCCCCAGGTTTCGAAGGAGGCGTACCGTGTCCACCTTGTGGGCCACAGCTAGCCACCAGTCGCCGCCGGCCTGGAACCTCTGCGCTACGTTGCTGCCGAGGGTGTGCTCCACGTCAGCGCGGTATGGCAGTACGATCTTCCGGTGCTCCGGGAAAACTTTCATGAGCTGGGCGGGTACTGCTTGCTCAACTCGATCAGCCGGTCTGCTACCCGCAGACACGCTACCAATTCTTCATCAATGACTTTCTCCGCGTTCTCCTTCGCCAGATGCAGCTGCTGAATCCGCGTAGCAGCATTGGATACAAACGGCGGCGCTACCGCGGCTGCTATCAGCAGGCGCGTCTGCACGCTGCCGAGCAGTGCGGCCATCGCTTGCGCGGTCACGTCATCCACGGGGCTTACCCAACAGCGCAAGCGTCGTCGCTAATGCCGACGGCCATCCAAGCCCGTCGATCTCTGACTGCGTCAGGATGTTTGCCATCAGCACAGTGATCGGGTCGATGATCGACACGACCTTACCGTAGATTGCCGGGGACCCCGCCATCTTGTTCGTGAAGCCGCTCGGGCTCAGGTCGAACGAGAAGCGAGGGCAGCCAAAGCTATCGCAGACAACGTAGATCGTTTCGATCTTAGCCATCGGCGCCTGATGCTCGACTGGGAAGTGGTGGATCATAGCCGCACCGTGTGCTTCAAGCCGCCGTTCAGGATGAACTTCTCCATCGCCACAACGGCACGAGCCTGCGCGCAGGCATCCTCGACGGCGTTGTGGGATACGTACATGCCGCGGGCTGCGCCGTTCATCTCGTCGGTCCAGCCCATCTTCCCCGCGATCTCCCGGATGGTCCGGTACGAGCGCGGCTGGTTGTACTGGAACGGCCAGTGGGGTAGGCCGGTCGGCCGGCTGATGGTCTGGATCAGGGGCTCCCGGCGCCACCAGTTCTCAAGGATCACGAAGTCGAAGTGGGGGTCGTTGGCCCAGACCGTCTTGCACTCGTAGCGCCGCCACAAGGCCAGCAGTTCGGTCGCCGCCTGGAAGGGCCACACCCGCCCATCGGGGCCGAACGTCGCCTGCTGCGCCTCCTTGGACTGGCTCAGCCACCATTCGATGGTGCCCGGGTCTATGTGCCCGTGCCACGCGCCGCGCAGGATGGGCCAGCTGCCCATGTCGATCACCTTCTGCTCGGGGTTGAACACGGCTACCCCGATGGCCACGATGGCGGCGTCGTTGTGGGTGCTCAGCGTTTCGAGGTCGATCATCAATGCGTTATTCACGTTTCGTAATCTCCAGGTCCTTGCCCAGCACCTCGGCCATGTGCTGAGCGGTATACATACCTAACGCACCACCCTGGGGGTTCGCGAGCCACGCGTACAGCTCCCACATCCCCGGTCCCTCGGCGGCGTCCACGAGGAACACGGAGCCACCGGCGTTGAGCACGTCGCTGGCCGTCTCGCACTGGCGCCGGGTCATCTTCCCACCCGGGGCCTTGGCTTCGATGGCCGCGTACATGCCGCGGTGGCAGACGTGGTAATCGAGCGCGGGCTTACCCATCCCGTTCTGCACGGGCTTGTGCCGGTACGCCTCGAACTCAGCGAGCACGGCGTCGATCCGACTCTTGACCTGACCTTCAGGCGTCACGTCCTTCGCCAGCTGGGGGTTGTATGCCGCCAGCAGCTGACCGTGCACCATCTGCGTCGTCATCTCCGGCGGCATTGGGATCAATTCCCAGTCCGAGCTCGTCGTCCCCCTCCCCTCGCTCAGATCGAACTGGGGTGAAGATCGCATCCAGTGCGGTGTGCTGGTGAGGGTTGTGATCACGGAACAGCTCCTTCAGGTGTTGTTGAATCCTCGCCGCGTCGGCGACAGCCTTGGATAGATCGGGCTGCACGGGCGGGCGGTCGTCGTTGAGCTTGTTGCTCGTGTACGCGTCCACAATGATCCCGATGCACGCGAGCATCGAGGACAGGTGGGGCACTTTCGTCTCGGGGTCGGCCCACTCACCCGCCATGAACTTCATCTTGTGCCGCTCCAGCGCTGCGATGTAGATCGACAGCCGCACGCCTGCCACGCGCCAGTTGAACTTGCCGTACTTGAGCGCGCCCTCAGCGAAGCCCAGCGAGGCGAACAGGACCATAGAGTCGGGCACGAGATCGAGGTGGATCTTGCTCGACCCGATGTGATCCTTCGGGTTGGTCAGCTTGGGATCGTGCGTCATCGCAGCAGCTTCAGTCGATCCTCAATCGCCTTGCTCACGGACCACAGCACCGTGAACCTGGAGATGGGAACGAATGTCTCCGTGTCGTCATGCCACCGGTAGAACTCGAACCGGTTATCGGACGGGCGCTTCTCGTCTGTGAGGAGGGCAGTGACCGCCTCCAGATTCGCGCCGCGGGACTTCTCCCACCCATCCATGAAGATGATGCCGTCGATCTTGTCAGCAATCAGCAGCACGTCTTTGGCCAGGATCTGGCCCCACGTTTCACCGCCGACCTTGCCGTCCTTGTCGTACGTGCCGTCCTTCGACTTCATCGCAGCGGCCTGAACGGCGGGGGAGTCCTGCTCAGCAGGGCTGATGATCGTCAGCCCCTTCGCTCGCAGCAGCGCAGCGACCCGATGGAACTTCGGGAAGTTGTACTGCTTGTAGCCGGTCATCGGACCAGCCAGGTAGTAGGTCTTATTCAAGATACATCTCCATTCTCCTTGATCTTGGTGTCTTCGTAGGGCGCGGCTGCGCGCCGATAGAATTCTAGCTTGGCGCATTCCAACACGCCGACCACTTCGTTGAGGTGGGCGTAGCGCGTCGGTCCTTGGGTCAGCGTGGTATGGTCGTACGCTTGCCCCTGCAGATAGGTCCTGCACAGCTGGGTGATGGCGTAGTTCAGCTCGCCAGCGTTGCGCGGGAACTCGCCAGCGTCCAAGCGCTGGCGATCCTTCGGTGTTACGTATGGCATCACTCCTCCGGAACCATCTCGCTGCTCGACTGCACCAGCTCCTTCGGATGGCGCGGCACGATCTGCGGCGTGGGATCGGGAACCGGGGCCGAGCGCACGTGCTCGACCGCCGCGCCCGGTGGTAGTTTCCTGTAGTCGCCCCACTTTCGCTGGGTGTTCTTGTGGTACTTGCTCGTGAGGGCAGCAGCCACCTGCAGCGGCGTGTACCCGGCGCGGAAGGCGCCGTCGAACGCGAGGATCGCCACGTCGATCCACTCCTCAAGGTCGTGCGGCTCGCGGTCCACCTCGGCTAGTTCCTTCCTGATGTGGTTGCGCACTCCGAGTGTCGGGTCTTGAATCGGTGGACGAGATCCCGGCGTGCCGAACGCCCTGAACGAGAACTCCCGCGCGGTGGTCAGGATGCTTGCGAGCGGGAGGATCATGCGCCCATCGAAATCGTGGACGGTGAAATCCACGGGCGCCGCGGGCGCGGCGGACTCAGTTACTTCTGCCAATGTAATCTCCTCAGCTGGGAAGCCAGCTATCGTTTCGAAAGGGTCGCTTGACGTTGTTCGCGCCGTTGCGCCAGGCGCTCCACGCCCACGCAATGGCCGCGGCCGGCACCCACGGGCGGAACCCTGTGGGATACAACGCGCCACCAACCAGGATGGCCTGCTGTCCGGACACGCCGTCTTCGGCGTTGCCGTACCACGCGTTGAGCCAGCCCCACGCCCACTGGTCTACGGGCGGGTGGCCGGGCTTGATCGACTTGAGCGTCGGCGCTGTCCATGCCTTGCAGATGCACGGCAGGATCAGGATGAAGTAGCCCACTGCTTGGGCCACTGCGATTTTCACTTGGTCTTTCCATGTCATGACAAGCATCGGACTAACACCTCCAGCAGAGTGCCGAGCACTATGCCTGTTGCGTAACCAACGAAGTCTGACCACCCATCCGCGAAGGTCTGCGGCGGGGTCGTCTCGTAATGGATGTCGAACCAGAACTCTTTCCAAGCTGCGAGTAGCAACAGACCGGCCAGCGTCCACGGTCGATTGTGTGAGACGTGCAGAAGCAAGAACGTCCACGTGCAGGCGAACCAGCAGTGGGCGTTGAACGTCACGAAGCCCGGGCTCTCCGTGATCTGCGCGACCTTATCGACGATGGTCAACTCACATTCTCCAGGTGCCGTCGATGATGTTGATCAGCTGCCGCTTGCCGTCGGCGTGCAAGATGCAATGGGTGTTCAGCCAGCTCGACGGTCCGCGATTGTACTCCAGTCGCAGGTAAGAGCTAGTGCCCACCTGATAGCAGCCTTCCTCTATTCCCGGTGTGTGAGAGTGTCCAATAATAGAGCGCGTACCGATACGACGCAGACCACGAATGGACCCAGGTGCTCCGCTGGGGCCAACGTCTCCGTGCATCCCCAGTTCCACACCCGCCACAACCAGCGACTCGTCTCCGGATAGTGCCGTGACGTTCGATCCTGCGGATGCCAGCAGCATCCCAAACGGGCTAGGATATTCAGTCCCTCCGACGCCCAGCTTGGTTGCCTTGACCATGGCCAGAGCCGTCGCCAAATAGAACTCGGCATTGGTCGGGTCCTCCTTCCAGTCGGCCTTGACTATCCAGCGCCTCAGCATGTCGTCATGGTTTGAACTAACGACAACGCCATGTCGTGTGCTGGATGTCCTTGCGGATACGTACTCAATCGCCCGCGCCACTTCCGCCCCAGCCGAGAGGCGACCAGCACGTAGCTTCGCGATGGCGTTAAAAGGGTTGCCTGCATGATGGGGATTGACCGAGTACGAGTCAAGGAGGTCATGAAAGACAAGACGCTTCGGCTGAAGGGTTTCCACAAGGCCCCCTTCACCAAATGTCCCGCGCTCGACCGCCGGGTCCACGAAATCAACATGCGTATCTCCTAGCACGATGGCCTCGGGCGCCGGCGCGGGGCGCGAGCCCTTCGGCCCGTAGCGTTTGGTCAGGTCAGTGAACTCACCTGTCTCCTTGTCCGCATGGACGTGGCGCAGATGAAAGATCTTGTCTTCGAACTCCACGATCACGGCGCTGAAGCTGTGATGGAATTCGCCCAGCTTCCCTCGCTTGGTGTCGGTGTAGTTCTTGATCGTTACTGCCCCCGTCGTGGTGAGCAGCTTCGGCAGCTTGGTCTTCGGCACCGGTATGGTACGCAGCTGCAACTTGGTGTGGCCAAAGATCGCAGACTCCGGACCGGAGATCGACTCGAAGCCCCGCAGCGGTTCGCTGGCCGCGGCCTCGGTCTTGATGTCCGCCATCAGGATCAGGTTGTCGTTGATCGTGCGGCGTGTGTTCCACAGGTACTTCACGACTGCTGGGTCCCACCACTCGCGGCTCTCCTGGCGCTTCGACCAGACCGACGTGGGGTTCTTGTACCGCAGCGGGACGACCAGCAGCTCGGCTGAATTCTCCAGCGCGTACGCTTCCAGTGACTGCAGGAAGGCGCTGTGCACCGGGGTGGCATTCTGTGCCGCGGTGATCACGAGCCGCTTGGTGGTCTTCAGGAAGCGCTGGAAAACCTTCGGCGCCTCCACGACTCCTGCCTGCGTCCGCGGCTGCTGCATGGGCTCAGTAGTTGAGTAGCAGTACGGGCCGTTCTTCTTACTGCACTCCCACCGCACCGCGCCGCCCTTGGTCGTGTTTCCACGATGCATGGGTCCCCCACACTTAGGGCACGCGGGGACCAGATTTCCTTTGCGATTTTTTATCATCTTACCGGCGTACATACATTATCCTCGCTTCATCGTTTGCACGTCGCCGCCCGTGTTCGGGTCCCAGCGCATGGCTGTTCGAACTGCTTCCTCGGCGGTGGCACCGTGCGCCATCGCCCCCATAGCGTACCCGTGTCCGGTGCCGATAGCATAGAACTCATCGGTGATCTTGTTTGGGCGGCACCATTTGTCGTACCAGAATAGGCCGTCTTTCGTTAGCACGAGGCAGCAGAAGTCTGCCTCTCCGTCCACGAGGCGGGCTGGGGGCTTCGGCCTTCGGCCTTTCTTCTTCGCCCCGTACCAGTCCACGAAGATCATCCCCGTGGTGTCGTCACCCGCAGTCGCGATGATGTCGCCGTCCACCTGGAACAGCTTCTCGGTGCGATAGATACCCGGGTGGTACCCCTCATCGGTGCCACGCGTGTCCGCGGCGATCACGCCGTCTCGGTACGCAATGGTGGTCACGCTATACACCGCGTGCAGCGCAGACGTTTGTCGCGTACTTGCGGGCCGTGCTTCCAGCCAAGCCACATCGGTCGCCCGCACCATGTTAGGTTGCCCTCGGTGATAGTGTTGGCGCGGTGAAAAATCTTACCGCGCGGCGCGGCGACGGAGTAGAAACGGCGGACTTTGCTCATTTGCGTGGTTTCCAAAATTGGCAATCGGTTACGACACAGCCCTTGCAGAAGTAGTTTTCGCGCGGCGGGAAGTCCTGCTTCTCATGAGCCGCCTGATAGTTTGCCACTCGCTTAAGGATAGGTCCCCACACGGCAGACACATCGGCCCGCTTAATCCTGTCACCTGCTTGAACCTTCCGCGCTTTCGTCCAGTAGTACGCCGGCGTGACAACGTCGATCTCCGGTGCGAGGTGCAACAGCACCGCCGCGTTGAGGTTCAGCTGCGTGAAGTCATCATGCGGCCGACCGGTCTTCCAGTCCCACACGACGCCGTAGCTGCCGTTGTACTGGGTGAGGTCGGACTTTACTCTAAGCCACGCGTCTTTGGAATACCATTCAACAGGCTGCCAGTTCACATCCAAACATATCTGTTGCTCGACGAGCTTCTGGCCCGCCGACTTCTCAATCATGGCCAGGGCGCCTTCATGGACGCGCAGGTGGATCGGCAGCGTTACCCGGTCGCGGAGCCGCAGCTCGAACGCCTTGTGGGTGGTCTTCCCCTCGATCATGGCATCCGACTCGGGCTCCTTGAGGTCCTTCTTGACGTTCAGGTGCCAGAATTTCCGCGGGCACGTCTCGAAGCCGTCCAGGCGGCTGTAGCTCCAGGCGACAGGCTTCATATCATCTCCATCAAGGAGAGTTGCGCCCGGATATTTTCCAACTCCTCGCCGCTCAGGCTGCGAGGCTCGTAGGCGTAGAGGCGCACGGGGAAGTTGTTGTCGTTCTTCCAGCTCTGCCGCGGCGACTTGCGCCAGCCCTTGGGCAGCTTCAGGTCGCCCCACAGCTTCATGTTGAGCCGCGCCTTCACCTGGATGTCCACGATGATGCGCAGTTCGACCCGTTTGCCGTTCTTGTATGGCATCCGCTGCATTCGCGGCAGCTCACGCTTGGTCCCCTGCGGGACGATGATCCCTCCGCGGACGTGGTACCCGTTCGGCACATCGACATACTCCCAGTCGATCTTGCGCACCACCTCGGCTGGCTTCGGCGCGCACGTCATCACGCTCTGGAACGGCACGGGCGCTGCGGGCTGCAGCACCAGCTTGTAAGGGTTTTTCAAGCAATCTTCCTTTTGTATGCAAACGCAACTGCCTGCCTGCGCCTGCTGCCACCCTCGTTCGAGCGGCGTTCGAACTCTGTCAGAATCAAGTCCGCCTTGATGTTCAGCACATCGCAGATCCACTGCAGCGAGCCGATGTAGTCAGCTCGCTCGCGCAACCAGATGCGGGCTCGGCGGCGTTCCACTTTACCCTCGCTGGTTGTTGGGTCAATCGTCGCATCGTCAATGGCCTGCCGCAGCACCGCCATCCACAGATGGCCGTATGCGTCGAGTACCGGCGACAGGTCAAAGTGATTCAGCATTGCCGCAGGTGGCCGCCTGGTGCGTCGTAGATGCCATTGGGGCAGACTGGCGCGTCGAGGTCCGGAGCCAGTGCCTGCTGGTCCCAGCGCTGCGAGCCAAACCTCCAGCCGTCCGGCTGCGCCGGCTGCGGCGCGACGTGGAACGCGAGGCCCGCGCACACGGTCATAAAGATACCGATGAAGACTCCGATAAGGAATGCTCGCTGCGCTTGTGTCACTTTGCGTCTCCGTATGTGGGACCGTGTTTTACTTCTACGGCGATGGGGAGGTCGGGTAGGAAGTCTACCTGTCTCGTCATGACCGCGGCAACTACTGCTTTCACTCGCTCGACGATGGCCGTCGGGACCACCCAAACCAGCTCGTCGTGCACCTGGAGCGCCGTTGGCAGCCCCGCTCGGGCCAGCGTGAGCTCTGCGCGCGAGGCGATGATGCGGGCTATGGCCTGCGCGATATTCTCCAGAAACATTCCGCCCCAAATATTTCTGTCGGCGTTCTTGATGAACCGACTGTCGAACGTCAGCGTCCGCCCCGTTGCTTTAAGGTTGGGGTAGATGACTGGCATCCCGTTGGGGAGGATGATCCTTTCGTGCGCGAACGAGATACCACCCCACGGGGACGGCCAGATACTTCCTCGGTTGAGCATGTGGCAGCGGGCTGCGTGTTCAAGCGCGCCCCAGAGCTGCGGGATTTTCGGGTACGTGTTCCGGTAGAGCTGGACGATGTCGACGGCTTGTCGTTGGGTGAGGAAAATATCTTCGTTTGCAACTCGGAGTGCGAACTTAGCGCCCCCCATGCCATATCCCAGCCCAAGAATACAGGTCTTGCCAACAAAGCGTTCTTGGGACTTTTTGTCGGTGACTGGCCGCTGGTAGATCTTGGAAGCGAATTCCGCATATATGTCGCGCCCTGCAGCGAACCCGTCACGAAGTAGTGTTTCCCCAGCCAACGTGGCAACGATGCGAGCTTCGATGTTGGAGAAGTCGGCGGCGACAACTGAGTACCCGGTGGGAGCCTGGACAGCATAGCGGAGATGACCCTTTCGAAGTCCTCCGCCTTTATCGAACTCGACTCGTGGAAGGTTTTGGAGGTTGATCTCGTCGTCGCCCGAAAGACGGCCTGGGTGGGCTCCGTAGTACACCAGTGGCACGGGCAGCTCACCGCCCTTGAGATCACTGAGGGTGATGAGGCGCTTGACCCGGCCTTCTTCGAGGGTGCTGGATAGAGCGAGCTTAGCCTGGACAAGCTGCCGGACCCGTACATCGTCATGAGTAAGGAGTTCTTTGAACGCGAGATCGTCTTTGGCGAAGGCATAGGTTGCGGTGCCCTTTTTGTTGAGCTTCTTCGGCGCCTCAACGCCGTGGTTGCTCAACAGCTTTGCGAATTTCGGTCTGGATCGGATGTCGGTGATGGTGCACTTGAAGTCGCGCTCCAACTGGCCGACCAGATGCTCTTTCTTGACTTCTATGTCAAGAAGCCGGTTTACCAGCGCCTTGCGGTTCAGCCTGAGCCTCGGACGGACGAACTTCTTGATGGTTAAATCAAGAATCTCCTGCTCCTCCCACGGGAGGATGGTCTTCAGGTGATCGGCGATGCGCCGGCACAGCGTGCTGTCGCCGATGCAGTAAGCCCCGTACGCGGCCAGCTGCTCGGGTGAAAAATCCTCGCGGCGCAGCCCCCTGGCTTTGACCGCCTCGTCGCCCTTCACGCCCACCTTGAGGTGCCGCGCGACGGCGTCGAGAGATGCGCTCTTGGTGTACGGCACCAGGTGCGGACGCGCGCCGACCATTGTGCAGAGATACATCGCGGGTTGGATCTGCAGGCGCCACTCCAACACCGCAGCTTCCAGTCGCGCGTTGTGGGCCACTACCCGGACGGCCGACCAATCTGGGACGAGCCGGAGTAACTCGCTGCGGACGTGGTTGGCGTCCCCAGTGATCCAGTGGTCAGCGCCGTCCGGGGTGGTAAGTCCACACCCAATGATCTCGAACCTCGGATCTAACACATACTCGCTCGTCGTGAGACGGTCGAGGCTGTATTGCTGGTCGTAGTACAGCTCGAAGTCGAGAGGGATGTCGATCAATTAGTCGTTCGATCCGTTGTCGATGTCAGCACCTGACTCTTTGGTGCCGAACTGAGCCCAGCTGAACTCCGAGTTGGAAGCGGAGACCTTGCCGAGCCCGGATACTAGATGGCCTTTCGCCAGCGCGTCAAGCAATCGTTGCACCCTCGACTTGTCATACTCAGCCCACCCGTTGGGAAACGGGCTGCGGCGCTCCTGTTCGTTCAGCGCTGCCTGTTGTCTCGGCGTACAGTATTGGACGATCTCCGGCACCATGCGCCTGACCTGTCCGACCGTGGCGGCCATCTCCAGGATATTTTTGATGGTCTCCTGCGCCTCCAGATGGGCAACGGAGGTCTGCCCGGCGGCGACGGCCCACTCAAAGAACTCCTTGGTCTTCTCCCCTCCAATCGCGTGCCGGATCTGGTCGGTGGTGATCCACCGGCGCTCATCCGGGCCGAACTTGTGCAGCGGCATGTGATGGGGTCCCTCCTGCCATGACGGCAGGTCCATAAACTCACCCTCGTCCCGCTCCTGCGGGTTGAGGTAGAACCTCACACCCAGCTGGCCGCCGTGGAGCTGCAGATCAGGCACGACGAAGATCACCATGTGCTCGGTCGCTGAATGGCGGTAGTCCAGGTACTTGTACGCCGTCAGCAGCTCGTGCGCCTGCTTGATCTCATCCGGGAGGTCCCGGTGCCAGATCGACCGCATCTCGTCCGCGGTGAGCGGACAGCGGAGGAACTTGACCGTCTCATTCAGCACGCTGTGCAGACGTGCCGTGAGTTCGGAGGTGGTTTGATAGTCAACTCGGTTTCTTATCGCCATGCTTCTCCTTTCGCAGTTTGTCGATTTGTTCGTACGCCCCCGGCTGCGGGTTGGGGTTGCTAAGCCCAACCAGAGCCGGGTTCTTCTCCAACGCCTTCGCGTAGAGCTTCTCCATGCACTCCTTGAGGTCCGCGTTGTAGTCCACGGCCATCACTTCCACGGCTGCGTCTGCCAACGCGGTCATGGACATGATGTGGCGGTGCATCCACTCGCGCCGCTTCTGCGCGAATTTTCGCTTCGCCATCAGGTGTGAGGCGACGCCCCCCACGATTGCGATGATTCCAACTTGCAATGGGTCCATCTACACCCTCTCAGGTTGAGTCAACACGAATGTGATGTGGCCGTACTCGCGTTTGCCAGATGGCCACGTGCGCACGGCTATGTCACGCGATTTCTTGAACCAGCGCCGCGGCTTAGCAACCGGCAACCACTTGGGCCACTCCGGTCGCGGCCCCCAGACTTGCTCGTTGCGGCCGATGACATCCAGCGCGCCGAACCCGTGGAAGCAGAACGCATCTCCGCAGTCGCCGCAACTGATGTTCACGGAACCGCCGCCTTCGGGGCCACTCCGGAACCTCTCTCCGTCGCATGTCGGACATTTGATGTTAGCCATCCTTCTCTCCCAGCGGCACATGCACGGTCGTGCCCCACGGCGCCTGGATGCCCGGTGTCGTGATGGCCCAGACGGTCGGGATGCCCCGATCCTCGCCGAACCCGGTGTACCCATCGGTGAACACCACCACGCTCTCAGCCGGGATGTGCCGGTCGTCGATGATGTCGAACACCTTGGTCATATCGGTGCCACCACCACCTCCGGCCTTCTGTCCCAGCTCCTTGAGCATGTTCACGTCGTCGATCTCGATCACGTCCCCGTGCAGGCCATCGTCCACGTACATGACGTGGATCATCTTGGGCTGGATCTCCTCCAGTATTCCCCCAAGCTCGCCGAGGAAGGTCTTCAGCTCCTCCTCTCCGATGGACCCCGACGTGTCGATCTCCACCGCGACCTCCGGTCCCTGCAGGCCAGACCTACCGGGCATATACACGTGAGGAGCGACCGCCAGCTTGCGCCGGTTGGGTCGTGCCCAGGTGTACACGTCCTTGCCGCGTGTGTTGTTCATGACCGCTCGGCGCAAGTGCTCGCGCCAGTCGATCTTGGGCTTGCAGAACTCGTCGATGAATCGGTCGAGTCCTCCGCAACCCTTGCCCTGCATCTTGGCCAGCTCCTTCGCCTTCTGCAGTGCCGCTTGGGTCTCCGGCACGTTGGGAAGGTCGTTCGGGTCTGGTTCCTCGTGCTGATCCGGACCATCGGGCTTCTCGTCCTCGTCCTCCGGCAGCTTCAGATACACCTCGTCAACGATGTCGTCCGCAGTCACCTGCGAATTCTGCAGCGAGCCCAGCGGCAGCTTGAAGCCTTGGCCGGTCAGGTGCGCGTTGATGATGTAATCAGCCGCGTGGTTGAACTTCTTGTGCGAGAACTTCTCAAGGTCCGGGCCTACGCCCAGCTGGATATATCCCTGCGCACGCGCCATGTGCTGGAAAATGATGTGGTCGATCTCGTGGCACAGCATCCCGATTCGCTCGTCGATGGTGTACTTGGCGAAGTTCTCCGGATTGATCCAGATGTGCTTGCCATCGGTCGCAGCCAGGTTCAGCTGCGAGCCCGACGGCAAAGCCTTCGTCTCCACGACCTCAGTCAGATCCAGCAACAGTGACGCGAAGAAAGGGTGTCTAACCAGCAGCGCGCTTATCGCCTCCGTCAGAGCCGGGTGGCGTTTCCCGCTTTGCTGCGTCATATCGGCTTACTCTCCTCGCGATGATGTTGCCTTCGTTCACCAGCATGATCCGGCGGTCTGGAAAGACGCACCACCGGTACATGCGCCCCTGCGGGTCTTTGCCTGCCCCTGATTCGAGCGGGCAGACTATGACACCGCGAACGCTGTACTCATGCTGTTGGTCGCGCACGCTCGGGCCGAACGATCCGGCCATTACGCACACGTCCTCGGGGATGGACGACACACGCCACGCTCCCCTGTGGTGCTGCAGGGGGAGCTTCATAGCTCCCACACCGCAGCGATGGCGGCGTCGTGCGCGATGGCTTCTGCAGCCTGCGCCACCTCAGCCGCCTTGGCCGGGCTCGTCCTGATCGCCGCGATGGGAACTGCGAGCAGCTCCTTCTCGATGCGGTCAGCGAGCGCCGTCAGCTCGGGCTTTCCTGTCGCGTTCATGGTCCGCAACATTCCGACCATCCCCTGCAGATTCGTGTTGAGCGAATCGTACAGCCTGGTCTTCTCGCCCGCACCGGCCTTACCCAGCTGGGTAGACATGCGTCCGATGCAAGTGAGCAGGCGCTCCTTCACGTCGGCCATTGCGTTCCCCATCTGAGACTCCAGTGCCTTCGCGTGACGCTGTCCCAGAGCCTCGATGAGCGCCGTGGGGACATTGAGCCGCGTGAAGTCGGATTGTGCTGGAACCGGGAGCAGATCGACGCGAACACCGAACATCGCGGCGACTTGATCAGCTCTCGGGTAATCGTCGATAGAAGCCAGCCCACCCAGATTGGTGATGGCCTGCTGCACGCGAGCGTCCCAGACGTTGACCAACGCCTGCACTGCCTCGTCATACGGCTTCTTGACTTGGTTGAGCCCGGACAGAAAGTCGATGGCGCCTACGGCCCCGATGAGGCGCGGACCGGCGTTGGTCGCACCTTCACCGCGGCCACACCACGGTACCGAATTCTGCCGGACGTACTGCCTGACTTGCTCGGCGGCCTTCTGGACTGTCGTCAGTTCAGAGTCCGCCGACGCAAACAGGTACTTCACGAACTTACCGCTGTCGCGGGCTGCGCCCTTGGCTGCGATAACTTCGGACGACACTTCGCGATCCGTCACGCGCCCAGACCACGACCGAATGTCGAGGTCCACGAGCATGTAGTTCGCTGCAAGAGCGTCGTTGAGCAGAGTTGTGTCTGCCATTACCGTCCTGTGCTCGAAGTGATCAGGGCCTTGTTGCTGTGTATCCACTTGATCAGCGCGGGCGAGTTGAGCAGCGCACTGCCGCTCCGCTCCAGCAACGACTTCGCCATGGACACCTGCACCTCGCGCGGGAGGCGCTCAGTGTATTGCCACAGCGGGTCGATGTTGTCCGGCTTCGCGAAGTGAATGCACATCTGTCCGGCCGCCCATCCAGCCGACAGTTCCGTCGGGCACTTCGCCTTCTTGGGGTCGGCGAGGATCTCATCCAGCGTGGGCAGCTTGTCCCACACCTTCAGGTACCCGAACATGTTCGCGCCAGCACCCTCTCCGATGTCACCGTACACCGCCTGCTGGATTAGCGGGTCCGTGGGCAGCTCCATGTCTATGAGCCTGCCCTCAGCGTCGCGCTCCAAACCCACCTGCAGCTTGTTCGCCGCGCGCACGACAGATCGTGCAGACGCGAACGGGCGGCCAGTGTCTGGCACCTCGTCTACGAACGCCACAGTCGGATTCGACTTCGCCCAGCTGATGATCAGCGGATGAATGCCATGAGCCTCCGCCCACACGGCCCACGACAAGGCGTCGTTCTCCATGTTGATCTCGGTGACTCGGTTCTGGATGTGCGCGAGCATCTTGAATGCCCCCGACCTATCCTTCGCGCGATTGCTCGCCGCCCAGACTTGCCAGCCTTTGGGCAGCGTGAAGTCGCCGAACCGCTTCTCCAAGAGCACACCAGAGAGTGCCTTCTGCGTGAGGTGCTCAGCGGACGACAGCTCGTCCACCAAGTAGATCCCGCGCGGGTGCTTGGCGAAATACTCGTCACTGGGCAGCTCGGGCGACCGCGTGAACATGCTGATCGGCTGACCAGCGGCGTTCTTCGTGGGTACCAAGAAGCCCTTGTAGTCCGGTGCGTCCAGCGTTGGCGCAACGCTCACGAAGCTACCAAACTGCTCGCCGTAGTGCGCGCTCAGGATAGCCACGATCTCGTTACGGATCACGCTGGTCTTGCCCAGTCCGGGTGGACCGACCAAGTGCACCGCGTCCCCGGCCTCGTACAAGGTCCGTGAGACTTTCTGCAGATCTAGGATTCGCATCCTATTTACCTCCGTTGTTGAACATCACTCAATCGGTACCGACGCGCTCCGGAGTTAAGAACGTCGCCCCAGCAGAAATCTGCTCGTGCTCATGGAGCCGAGTTACGAATTTGATCAGATCGAATCGCGTGTTGTCCTCTTTGAACAGACGCGCCAGCGCATCCACCACGCTCGCCCACTGTACATTCGCAGGGTCCTTGTTGTCGGTGGTGGTCGGTGGCTTGCAGTCCTTAAGGATGCGCGCAAACGCTTCGTAGTCGCGCTTGCTGTAGTGATTCACTTGGCCCGGATGACGCAGCGGCATCGACGGCACCGGCCGGCCTTGAGGATCTACCAGATCACCGTACGAATTGCGCACATCAGCCTCCTTCGATTATCTGTTTGCAGCGTGGACACAGGTGCTGGTAGCCGCGCATCTTGCCCGCAAAGGCGAACGCGCTGTAGTGCCGGATGGCTGAGTCGTAGCCATCACACCTGAATCCCTTGCGGGTGAGAAAGAAGCGGCCTCGGAACTTGAAGTGCATCCCATCTCCGCACGCGATCACGTCGATGTCCGGACCCACTGCGGCCCGTGTCATCAGCAACCGAATGCTGAATGGCACTTCTTCGCGAGGCACTGGGATCTCCTCAGTTCATCACCGTGGACACATTTAAGCGCGTGAGGTACGCGCTCACTTCAGCTATGCGCTGGTCGAACGCTGCGTCCATGGCCCTGACGTGGATCAGCTGCTCGGGGCTGAGCCCCGGCGCGGGCTGCGCGGCGCGCATCGAGCGCAGCATATCCAAATAGTCTGCGAGCCAGTTGATCGGGACGATCTTGGCTACGTGAACTATTGCGTCGTTTCTGGCCATGCACACGAGCGTATCAAGGTGTGCCGGGGTACTCAAGCCCCAGATTCCGATACAGCTCGCGGTTCATTTCTTCGAGGGTCTGTTCCATGTGGGCGAGACCGTCGAGCGGGTTCGCGGCTAGGAACTCGCGCTCATTTCTCTGATGCTCCTGCCACGCCTTGGTCCGGTGCAGCGGGAACATGATCACGTTGCTCACGTTTGTACTCCAAGGCGCGGGTGCGCCTGTCCATCCACTCGTCGTAATGCGCGCTGCACATTTGCAGCCAGCGCGTGGGATCGCTCGCACATCCACACTTGAGCACCTCGACGCCGTCGCTATTGCGAGTACGAATGTGCGTGCTGCCATTCAAGAGATGAATCACTTGCTGAACTCCCAATGCGGTCGCAGCCATGCGCTGCGATTGTGTAGGTGATCGCTCCACTCCATGGTGGTGCGGGCTACGGGGCTGGGCTTGCCAGCCGATGCGATGTAGCGCAGCTCGTGCAGCGCGCAGAGACAGTGATCCTCGATGCCGTCCTCCATGCAGCCGGGATACATGCACGGCCACGGTCGGTCGTCGCCCTGCGCGGCCCCGCGATACTCCCGCAGCAAGTCGCGCATGGGATCTCCTTTTGGAATAAAAACGGCCGATGGCGGGCGGCGCGAAGCAATCGCCCTGAGATGCGTGGTCCCGATAGGCCCACGAACTCAAACCATCGGCCGGGGTTTCGACTTACAGCTTCGCTTTCACAGCCGCGGCGGCCTTCTGGGCCTCAGCGACTGCAGCAGCCACAGCGACCTGAATCTTGGCCTGTGTCGCTGCATTCTGGTGCAGATACACAGCGATCCCGGCTACGGCCGCGCTCGCAATCCCTACGATGAATAGCATGGTACACCTCCGCTCAGTGTGTGAGCGTGTGGACCATATCACGATCCTTCGGCTGGGGCCACCGTGGGTATCGCTTGCAGCTTCGCGATCACGCCGACTTCCACGAAGATCATGGGCTGGTCGGGCGGGAACTCGAAGCCTTCGCCGAATATCTTATGCAGCACGCTCCTGCGAACGTGCGCAATCATTCCAGTGCGGTCGGCCTCACTGGGCTTGAGTGTCGCCGAACCGGAGCCAGCGTTGCTGACCTCGACCAGCGCCAAATACTCCTCAGTCTTGGCTTGGTCATCCGGGCACAGGCCCCAACCTGTCACGGCGTAGCGCTCGAATCGCTCGCGCAGCCGCGTATCTAACAGGATGTTGCCGGTGTCGAATGCCTTGCCACAGACCATGCAAGCGTGCTGCTCCATGGTCACGTAACTTTTATCGCTCATCATCGTCCTCCTGAATTATTACCGCTCACGTCGCCTCCATCCGATCCATCCAAAGATCAGCGTGCAGAGCGTGAGTGAGATGATCAGGTACCACACGAAGAACCTGAACAGGAAAACCAACAGATTAACGTACATGGTCGTAGCACCTCGCGTGCGATGCCGCGGGATGAGCGCGGCACCAGTCGTCGGACATTTGAAAGATGCCAGCGCAGCTACTCAGCAGCGTGGCGAGCATAGCGACGCAGATAGCGCGCACGGTTGGCCTCCTTTCGCTTGCGCCGGACGGTCGCGCGCACAAGCGCCAGTGCCTCGGCGGCCTTGCCACCGACTCGGAACATGTCTACGCCGTCAAGATCCGGCCTGACTTTCATTCTGCTCTCCTGCGATGCGCACCATCACGAGGCTGTTGCCACACACGCAGTGCAGACACCAGCCTTGCTTGGCGAGCGTATTCACCTGATTCTCAGTGATGCTCGGATACTCCGATGCCATCTCCACGAACTTGTACTCAAGCGTTGGGCGCTGTGGAGCCATTGTCTGGTCCCTCGATGTGATCTTGGCATACATACGAGCCGTAAGGACACGGGCTCGGGGTTGGTATCGGCACAGTCGGCACATCGTTTAGCGCCGTTGGCATCTCGAACGTATCGGGATGAGTCAGCACCCAGATCGCGAGCGCCGTAACCAGCGCGAGCCACGCGATGAACGCGAATCGTCCTAGCGTCATGGGCGCGTCCTCACAGCATTGGGGAGCGCCTTGAAGCGCGCGAGCCTTTCGCGGTTAGCTTTGCGGGCTGCCAACTGCTTCTTAGTCGGCTTGCGCCCGTGCAGCGCCATGAACAGTATATGATCGAAGCTCACGCAAATCCCTCCTTCCAAAGTGGTCCGGAGTGGGGACAATACACGATGTGCCCTTTCAGCCGCTCCGGGTCGGCGTCACTCGCGCCGTTGGGGCTCCTGCACTCCGCCGGCGCGAAGTCTTAAATAGGTTTGGCGGGCTGCGCGGATTCGCGCCTCGCGCTCTCGTCGAGCGCGCACTCGCGCCAGCTCCGCCAGGCATTCGTCTGCCCTTAGCTTGGCAACGCTTCGCGCCGCTTCCCTGGACCTGGTGGGGCGCCGATTCGAAATCCACAGTGCCATTATCGGAACTCCTTGCGCATGCACGCACGGATGGCAATGAACTGCGCCATGGCGCGATTGATCACCTTGGGATCACGCACGCGAGCCAATCCGAACTGACTCACCAGCGCGCCGAGATCATCGAGCTTTTGGGGCTTGGCGGCTTCGAGATCGTATATCGACCTACGACGCCTGAATAGGTTTCGCACTTGGTGCCTCCTGCTTTACGCAGCACGCTAGCGGCGCCAACGTGCTCTGTAAAGCAAAAAGAACCCGCGCAGTTCGTCCCTGCGCGGGCTGAGGCTAGGTCTGTCAGCCTACTTCACTGTCAGCGCGGCCTGTATCGCAGCGTCGCCCTTGACGAACGCTACAATCCGGCTGGCTACATCTCGCGTGGACACGCTCACCTTGGGCACATCGGTGCCGGGGAAATTCTCCGCGTTGGTCGCCGTGCGCTCCAACGACTTGAGGAACTTCACCAGACCGAGCGTGGTCGGGTCTTTCTCCTTGGTGAGATCAGCGTACGTGGTCTCCATGGCATCGTCGATGCGGAAGTCCGCTTCGGTCCTGCCGCCGAACTTGTCCTTGTTCACCCGCCACGACTTGGTATCGGGGTCGATGCTCAGTGACACTCGGCCATTGGAGAACTCGCTGTACCAGACCTTGAGGGCCTGAACGCGCTGCGAGCGCGGCAGCGTGTCCATCAGTCGCGTGATGCCCGTCCAGTCGCCATGGGCGCGAGCGTGGTCGAGCGTTGAGCACGCGGCCAGATGAATGTCCGCTGTCAGCGTCTGCGCGGTCTCACCGATGCGCTCGATCAGCGCACCAGTGTCCTTCTGGTCAAGCAAGTCTGTGATCTTCATGGGCTACTCCGGGGTTATGCGGTGGCGAACTCTTACCACCCTCGGATGCACTCTCGTTATGACAAATGCATCCTGAGCTGGTTTACTTGAATCGGGCAATCTGCACTCGCACCTGCCGCGCCATGCGAGCATCTCTCCGGCCGTCCGCGCGCTTCTGATTGCAGATTACGTGCGAGCCGACCGGCGAGCGCATCACGCGCTGCCAAAGGTTCGCAGGTATCTGTGTAAGCTGCGCGATACGACCGGCTCGATTCTCGATGTGCGGGATTGCGAAGTACCGACCCTTGAACAGTCTGACTTCTCTACCGTGGAGCTTCATATGAACCTCGCTTATCACAGTCTCGACGATATGGGGCTTTCGCCGGAGCTTATGCCCTAAGCCCGCGCGATGTAACAGTCACCGAAAAACGAACTGTTACACGGAAGTCATTGATTATGCGGGCTGAACGGGCTGTGTAACAGTGTAACAGTGGTTTTCGCAAGCCCGCTCAATGAGTAGGAATGCGTAAACACTATATAATAACTGTTACACTGTTACAATATAGTAATAACTTATTAGCAAATCAATGACTTAGCCCGCGTAACACTCATCATGGTAAACTGTTGCACTGTTACACCATGTAATCGTGTGCACGGGCTGAGGGCATAAGCCCCGGATTGTGTATCTGTCCGGTTAGGATATATCTGCGCGTGTTTACGTGGACACTCCACGTCAAGCCGCAGACTTACGTTTAAGCCCGCATAGCGGACTAGAGACTAAGCGGCCGGGACGTTACGAGGGAATTACACCTCACCCGTTAGCCTACTCGGCGCGGAATAAAGCCCGCAGTTGTCCCTATAGCGCGCACGACATCAGTCTTGTGACCTACCGAGCGCACACCATAGGCTGCTAGGTGTTACCGCACCCGCGTTGCCTCGCACTGGCCGGGTACCTTGGGAGCGTACGTGCGGTGACAGTGCAACCATAGGGATTCTGGATTGCATTATGACCAGACCCCCCATGGTAGGGTGGACCGAGGGGGAGGGGGCTCGGCGGGCGGCTTACCCCAAGCCCGCATGGTTGTGCTATCCCTGGACCTATACATACGTAATGGTGGCGGGAGAAATTCGCTCTGGGTATCGGCGCGAAGCCGTGGTATACATACGTAATGGACGCTGAAGCCTATCGTGAGTTCGTGCGTGGTATGCCTAGGCCCGCTCCGCCCGCATGTGCGTATAGAGGCTGCACCGAAAATAAACTCAAGCACTCGCCCCTATTCTGCGCACTACACGAGATGGCTTGGATCGCGCACAAGGGAGCACCTAGTCACCAACTTGACAGCGTCGAGATCGGCGCCGCGGTTTTATGGGCGAAGAACTACCACATACAGACATAAAGCACCGCCGTCTGAGTTCCCTCACGCCGGACGAGAAGGCCGACGTGCAGGCTCTCCTGTCGCTGATCAATGCGCGTGCCCAGGACCTCGAAGAAGACGGCACGAACCACGTGACGCTGAACGTGGCCAAACCACCGTACGCCGCTAATGTACTACGCGTGCCCATGACCGCCACGGTCAACGAGCTCGTGGGGTGGGCGCTCCTGCTGGCCAGGCCGCCGAACGTGCCTCCGGCCCCGCCGGCGGCGCCCACGAATCCGGTGGTCGCATCGGACGTGTGATCGGAAAGAGCCTAACGCCCCGGGGACTTACACCCGGGGCTTTTCTTTGGTAGTCTCGCGAATGCACCCCAACCTCTTTTCGGAGACTATGACCATGAAATCACTGAAGGCTCTCGCGGCTGCTGTTGTCGCGGCTCTTTGCATCGGCACGGCGAGTGCCCAGTACGCGACGATCCCGCCGAACGCGATTGGGCCGTTGGCGCCATACAGCGTCGTGTGCAACGCCACCGCTTCGCTCGGATACCCCGGCGTGGGCGCAGCGAACTGCTCGTTCGTTGCTGACCAGACCAGCCCCCAGTGGGTGGCGTCAGGTGCCGGCACCGGCGAGTGCGCGACTGCCCCTGCCAACATCAAGGGCGGATCGCACAGCGGATCGTTCACGTGCGCGGGCACCGCGGGCGCCAGCACGCTACCGATTACGCTGCCGACTGCCCCGAACGGGTGGGCGTGTGTCGGATCGGACGTGACTCAGGGTACGGCTGTAACCACTTCGGTTACGAGCACGACCGGCGCGACGCTGAAGTTCACCTCGGTGGCCAACACCGACGTGATCCAGTTCGCCTGCTTCGGCTACTAGACGATTTCGCGGTATAGCTCAGCGGCCAGAGTGCCCGGCTCATAACCGGGAAGTCGAAGGTTCGAGTCCTTCTACCGCTACCACGATTGCCCTCTCGGAGTGATACTCCAACCACCGGCCTAATCACCCGGTGGGAGGGGGCGATGAATATCGACGGATGGTGCTGGGCGTGCAGCGTCCCGAAAGAGATCTGGCTCAAGCTGGCTCTCCTGAACGTGACGGTCTCGTATAACGTGCAGGACCGCGCGGTCGTCCTGCTCCATCCTGCCCTCCTGGCTGCCGATAAGGCCCGCCAGGCCGTGAACCACCACCGGGTGGTGCTACGGCACGACGCCATCAAGCACACCTGGTATGTGAACCCCCACAAGACGACGCTCCCGCAGTGGGAGTCGATCTGCTCGGAGATCGCTGAGGTCGTGCACGCGTATCATTGGGCTGGCGGAAATCCATGAACTGCGATATACGTACGTAATGGACTTCTCGAAGCTACAGCAGCAGATCACCGACTTCGTGCGTCTTCGCGACCAGAAGACCATCGACGCTGAGATCAAGCGTGTGATCACGATGGGCGGCGGCGTGCCTGGGCTCGCGAACGCGATCAACAACGCCCAGCAGCAGAACCTGAACCACCAGGCGATGCAGAACATGATGCAGTCGCAGCAAAATATGGGCGGCGCGATGCCGATGTTCCCGCCGCCTGGGCAGCCGATGGGCCAGGGCATCGCTTCTGCCGGGTACCAGCTGGACGACGATCACGTCACCCGCGGCATCCTCAACGGCTTCGAGCTGAAGGACAAAGCGACCTACGAGTTCGCCGCTACGACAGCGCAGCTCCTGGGCGCCCGAATCAGGGCGAGCTGGTCTCCAAACCGCAGCCCGCGCTGCACGCCGCGCGCGGGGATCGTGTGGCAGCTGTTCAATCACAACTGGATGGTCGACGTGCAATGGGTGGGCGATGCGACCGGCGGCTCAGAGGAGCAGTGGACGGCGCGCTTCGCCGAGCTCGCGGATCTGATCAGCAAGGCGCGCGAGGACGGCGACAAGCAGTACGGCGACGAGCCGGAGCGGCCCGCGGCGCCTGCTGCAGCGCTCGCGGTGCAGGCAATGCTTCTTCGCAGTCCGGGTTCGCGCAGGGTGGCGGCAATATCAGTGCCGGAGGACATAGCCTTACGATTGGCGCTGCTGGGAGTCCACTGGGAGTGGGGCAATGACATCGACAACCAGCGCGGCGGCTTTCGGTTCTCCGCTGGGGGCCAGCACATCATGACTTCGCCCGCATCGACGATTGACAAGTACGGCTGGGAGGACACTGCCGGTGCGCTCGCAGACATCATTGCACGCGCCCGAGGCGTGCCGATTGGGTGGATGAAAACAACACAAGCAACGATGCCGCGCGTGGATGCAGCCGCAGTCATCGAGGAGGACGCATTCCGTGGGACGAAGTGAACTTGCGAAGATGGTGAGCGCCGGAGATCTCGGCGGCACCGCAGAAGCTCTGACGAACCCGGGCTACCGAGAGGTGCTGGGACAGGGCGACGTGGCCCGCGGCACGGAAGACCCCGTGCTGGGCGAAGACATACGCGCTCTCCTGATCATGGCGCAATGCGTAGCCCGCTGGATGGGCACGTACTGGGACGTGCGTCGGCTGTCTGGCATCGACCAGCCGCGCGACTGGGTCCCGCCGCGCCCGGGCATCAAGTGGCGAGCCCTGACCGGCATCGCCGCGAACGCGACGTTCGAGGAGTGGCGGGAGGGGCTGAACAGTTTCGTTGGAGGTCTCGGGAAATGACTCGGACCTCGGTGGGCACACGCGTCCGCGTGAACTTCTACTTCGACACGGCGATGTTTGACGGCCTGCGTCGCCTGGCGGGGTTGCAGAACACCACCTACTCGGAGTTGATCCGCGTGGCTGTGCGCGAGTACCTCATCCGACAGACAGAGGCGGCGATCAGGGCCGACAAAGCCATCAAGGAGATTGGACGTGAATGAACCAGACGACGGCACCGTCATCAAGATCTACACCACCGACCAGCCACGGATACTCGGCTTGTTCCACTTCGCCCGTTCGTATGCTGGAACAGCCGGAGCTGACACACGCGCTGGCTACGCTGGAGTCATTGGCCAAGTGGGGCCGTGCAAGTGTGGCAATCCGACACACACGTTTCCGAGGTACTATTCTGTGACGCCGTGCGTGTACGTTCGGCTGATGGGATATATGCTGACTTGCCGAATCCCAGGATGGCTCTGCGATGCGCTACTCGGCGCCTAGAATGAGCCCGGTGTTCGGGGTCGACATGGGTGAGATGCCCAAGGGACCAACTACGGTCATACGCGCCGCGACTGACCCGGTGCGCGTGCCAGAGGACATCGAGACGGTCAAGATCATCCAGCGTTGTCTGTGCCGCGTGACGCTGGGCGAAGACTGCTACGTGGTGCAGGGTTTGACTGGAGACACACGCACGGTGCCCTACGGGGCGCTCCTCTCGAAGTGGGAGCAGGTTTGCGGTGAACTCCTAGAGCTGGCGACGCGCTCGGAGATGGTCTGATGAAAATTTTACTCGGGCTCGCGCTCGTGATACTCGCACACGGTGCTGGGCAGGCTCCCACCGCTCCGATGGCTCCCGGCGTCGTGCATCCTGGCGCGAAGAACGCCGACAACCAGGACGTGCCGCACCAGGGCGACGCCATGGTCGCCGTGGCCGAAGACGACAGTGTACTGATCTTTGTTGTACGCGATAGCCAGAGGGACGAAGACGATGGCAGCAAAAGCATCATCGTCGTGATCGTGGCTGTCGACGGCGTGCCGAACCACGCCGGCGCACACCGCCTAGCCGGCCGCGCCCGCTTCAAATGTACCGAAAACGAGAACCGGACCATGGCGGGATACATCCTTGACGACGATGGCAACATCATCGACAAGAAAGACGGCCAACCCAACTGGAAACCAACGAAGGAAGGCAGCGTAGCTGAGCTGATTGCCAACATCGTGTGCCACAAGGAGCAGCCGGCGCCGAAATATCACGAGCCGCTGCCGGAAGCCACCGAGATATGAACGATGAAGCTCTCACTGAAGCACTGGCTGCTCTTGTCCCTGCTACTCCTGTGGTTGGGAATGACATCGTGGCTGGTGCTCCGGCTGTGCCAACAGATCGAGAAAGCAGCGATGTGCGAGATGCTTTTTCAGATTTCGACAACCAACTCATTGCGGATTTAGTCGCAAACCTCAAGCCGAAGAAAGACATCCTTGCGCGATATGGACTCAACGAAGCCGATCTCGTCGCCCGCTCACGTAATCCGGAGTGGCAGTCACGCTATCGACAGATGTCTGCGGTTTGGAACTCTGATCAGAACCTTAAGGAGCGAATTCGGACCAAAGCAGCGTATCTCCTCGAAGATTCTCTGGTGCCACTATTTCGCATCATCTCCGGGAGCGGCACTCACGCGGCCAAGCTGCAGGCGATTGACCAGCTGATGAAAATTTCAACGGTGGCACACATTCCGAAGGACGAGCCACCTGCCGGCGGCGGTAGCCGCATCACGATCAACATCGGCGGCGGGAAAGTCCCGATCACCGTCGGACATGAGGACGCAAATGGACGAACCATCGCCCGTATCGACGCCCCAGGTTAAGGCCGAGTTCCCGAACGGGGATTGCGCCAGGGGGCGCGTGTACCAGCTCGCGAATCCGCTGAACGCGTTTCAGCAGATCGTCGTCATGGGCCTGGACACGTACACAGACACCGGCACGCTGATCCAGACGCTGCGCGGCGTGTGTGCGGACCAAGACAAGCGAATCAAGGAGCTCAACCAGGGCGAGCAGGTGTGGGCCGCTCGCGTAGGGGAGCTCCAGAACCGACTCGACAACCTGCGCGCGGTGCGCAGGAGCGAGCTGCGGCCGGAGATCGAGCAACAGCTGCTGGATCTGCCGTCGCAATATCGACAGGAAGGGTGAACCAATGGCCGAGATTTCCAACCGCCTTGAGGCGGTCGTTACCAACCTGACGCGCAATCTCACGCACGTCGAAACCAACATCGCAACCGCTACCAAGGCTGTCGCGCAGTTGGACGACGCGTCGAAGGCGTCAATCGAGCAGCTCCTGACGAAGTGGGAGCATCCGCAGGCAATTTCCCAGTTCGTCACGGCCGTTGCCCAGCTGAAGGGCCTCACGGACGCGCGATCTGAGATGGAAGCCGCGGTCGCACTGCTCCAGGTGGGCGCCTCCGATGAGGAATTCCTCAGCGCTGCGCAGGCCCAGATGGAAGCCAACAAGGCGAGTGCCGCGAGCCCTCTTTCTCCCGCCGGACAGAGCCCTGTCGCTGCTCCTCTGGCTCCGGCGAATGAAGCCTCGGCTACCGCCCCGGCTGCGTGATCGGATCGAGCGTGAGTGGCGTCAAAAACAATTAACTCGCGCAACAGAAGTGCTCATTAAGAAGCACCTTCGGTTGATGTGACCAACCCCCGGGGAAACCCGGGGAGTTTTTATGGCCGACCATCGAACATTTAACGCACCGCCGACCCTGAGCGAGTTCATGCTCAGCGACAAGCGCGTGCGATTGGTACGAGGACCAGTAGGCTCCGGCAAATCATCCGCGATGGTGATGGAGCTGCTGCGCCGCGCGACCGAGCAAGCGCCTGACCCGCGAGACGGCATCCGTCGGACGCGGTTTGCGCTCGTGCGCAACACCCTCCCGCAGCTGCAGACCACGACCGCTAAAACGGTAGCGGAACTGCTGCGCGGCATCGTAACTTACGAAGCACAGTACAAGACGTTTTGGATTCGCGTCGGGGACATCGAAAGTGAATGGATCATGCTACCGCTGGACACTCCAGAGAACGTACAGCGCCTTCTTTCGCTTGATCTCACTGCTGGATGGCTATCCGAGTTACGTGAGCTGCCCCCACAAATTCTTATGGATGTGCTTGGCCGCTGCGGTCGGTATCCTTCGATGGCTAATGGTGGGCCTACCTGGCGCGGAGTCATCGGCGAGACTAATAGCTTCAGCGAAGACAGCCCCTGGTTCCCCATCCTCGAAGAAGGAGTGATGCCGGACGGCAAACCGCGGCCCGCGTCGTGGGGGTACTGGATTCAGCCCGGCGCGCGCGACGAAGGGGCCGAAAACCGTGAGAATCTCGTCGCGGGATACTACGAAGATCTCATCGCGGACAACAGCGCCGAGTGGGTCGAGCAGTACGTCGACAACAAGGTCACGCCGTCGCTTTCCGGTGAAGCGGTCTTCCGTGCCAGCTGGCGCAACGACTTTCACGTCGCAAAAGTCGACTTACTCCCGGTGCCCGGCACTCTGGTGGTTGTTGGAATGGACTTCGGCCGGAATCCAGCCGCCGTGCTCACTCAGATGGACATTCGAGGGCGACTGGTCGTCATCGACGAGCTGATCACCAAAGAAGTCGGCAGCATGGGCATCGAGCAGTTCGTGACGACGCAATTGCGGCCCCTGTTGGCGCATCCGAAGTACGCGCGCCTCCCAGTCGGCATTGTCGGCGACCCCGCCGGCGTAGCCCGCTCACAGATCGGCGAGGAGAGCGTCTTCAAGGCGCTCGGGCGTCTCGGCTTCGCCTCCCAGCCTGCGATGACGAACGACATTGAGCCGCGGCTGCGCGCGGTGGAGAAATGGCTGCTCCAGCAACGCGACGGCAAGGCCGCGCTCCTGGTTTCGCCTCACTGCACGAACCTGATACGAGCCATGGGTGCGCGCTACCGATACGAGCGCGTTAAGTCCGGGGAACTCAAGCCCTTACCGACGAAATCACACCCCTGGTCAGATATTGCCGACGCACTTCAGTACGGCGTGCTGGGACACAGTGGTAACGTGTTGAGCCGCTTGAACCGTGTCCGGCGGAACGAAAAACCGAAGCCGCCACCCCCGTCGAGGGCTTGGACATGACAAACAAGTGCTTAGACGGTAATCTGGCCCGACAAGACCGCTCTTAGGCGGCGGAGCTACGATGGGAGCCATTGACACGACCTCGCCGACCGCCGGATACGCCGGCACCGCAGCGAATCTCGGCAACTCAGCCCGCGCCGCCAGCCCCATCCCCGGGGTCAACGACGGCGCCGCAGCTGATCGTTCCGGGAAGTCGAATGCGTTCCGGCAGCAGCGTGGTCACGCCCTCGACCCGATGAAGCATCAGGGGCGCGGTTTGCTCCGCGTTCTGTCCAACGACGAGCTCGATGCAGCCGAAAGACGCTCCGTGGACCTCTCTGAAGTCGAACATGAGGTCGCAACCGAGCTCGCGAACTACGTTCGGCAGCGTTTCGAGAAAGCAGTGCGCCACCGGCGCGTAATTGCAGTCGACGATGAGTTGATTCGCGACATGCGCGCCTACAACGGGCAGTACGACCCGGGCACGCTGCAGGCGATCCAGTCGATGAACGGCTCGACGGTGTACTCGCGGCTCATGACAATGAAGTGCCGGGGCGCCACCGCGCTGCTCCGGAACGTCTACATGAACTCGGATCGCCCCTGGACGCTCTATCCGACCTCCGATCCGACCGTTCCTGACTCCATCGAGAGCAAAATCGCGAATTTGGTGCACTCGGAGGTCATGAATGCGAACCAACAGGGCCTTCAAGTGCCCCAGGACCAGATTCGCGACCGACTTTTGGAGCTTTACGAGGCTGCGAAGCTCAATGAGCGCCGCAAAGCCGAGGAAGATGCCAAACACGCCCAGTTGAAGGTCGACAAGATCCTCGAAACCGGCCGTTTCTACACCGCGCTGAGCGAATTCTTGGCCGATCTGCCCGTGTACAAGTACGCGGTGCTCAAAGGACCGGTCACGCGCAAGCATACGAGCCTGAAATGGGTCCGTGGGAGCCGAAAACTAGAAGCGCACGAGGAAGCGCGCTTCTTTTGGGAGCGCGTGAGCCCCTGGGACATCTGGTTCAGCCCCGGCGCGACCAACATACACAACACGGAGGTGTTTGAGCGTCAGCGCATGAGCGTGAACGACCTCTACAACCTCATCGGCCTCCCCGGGTACCGCGAGGAGGACATCCGCGCGATCATCCAGGCGTACGAGGGCCGCGGCTTCAAGGAATGGATACAGATTTTCGACTACGAGCGCGCCCAGATGGAGGGCCGCAACAACATTCTCGATGACACGTACATCAACGCCATCGAGTTTCACGGTTTCATCCTCGGCCGGTACCTCATGGAGTACAAAGTGCCGGGTGTGGACGATCCGCTGAAGCCTTACTTCGTCACGGCGTGGATGGTCGACAAGCGCATCTTCAAAGTGATGCTGAATCCCAGCCCGCGCCTGCGCGTCCCCTACTATGTGACGAGTTTCGACAAGCAGCCGGGCTCGCTGTTCGGCAACGGCATCCCCGCGCTGGCGAACGACCTGACCGACGTGATCAACGCCACGCTCCGCGCGCTCGTTAACAACATCGCGATCAGCTCCGGCCCGCAGGTGGTGTACGACGAGGAGCTGTTCTCGCCCTCGCAGGACGACTCGCTCTACCCGTGGAAGCGGTGGAAGTACACCGGCGATCCGTCGCGGCCGAACGCCGCGCCCGTGACCTTCTTCCAGCCCCAGAGCAACGCGAACGAGCTCATGGGGATCATCGACAAGTTCTCAGTGATGCTCGACGACGTGAGCACCATTCCGCGTTATCTGACCGGCAGCGGTCAAGCCGGAGGCGCGGGGCGAACAGCATCGGGCTTGTCGATGCTGATTAACAATGCCAACAAGACACTGCAAAACGTCGCGGACAACATAGACACCGACGTGTTCCAGCCACTGTTGGAAATGCTTTATGATTTCATCATGCTCACCGACACTACGGGTCTACTCCGCGGTGACGAGGAGATCGTGGTCGAAGGCGTGCGCCAGGCCGCGAAGCAGGAGCAGGATCTCACCAAGCAGCTCCAGTTCCTGCAGCTGATCAACAACCCGTCGTACCAGGGCCTGCTCGGTCCGGACGAGACGGCACGCATCCTCCAGCAGATCGCCGACAACATCGGTATGGAGGTCAAAGTCAAGCAGCCCGGCGACAATCCGACGCCGCCTCAGTTGCCCGGCCTGCCGCCCGCGGTGGTCACGCCTCCGGGCTGGCCCGCGAGCGCCGCGCTCCCGCCGCCCGCGCAGCCGGGGGCTGGTCCGGCCGGCGGAACCGGTGCGGGGTTCAACCCGCAGGGGTCGAACGCGCCCGCGCCGAGCGGCGCCGCGCCTCCGGGCGCTGGCGGAGTACAGGGCATCCCGGCCGCGCCGCAGGGGTTCGCGCCGCTCAACACGGTCCAGCCCCAGGCACTACCAGGAGTTTGATGATTCGACAAATTGCGGTACGATCAGGTTGCTAGCCCCGTACCCCCGTCAAGAGGGATGACCCATGAAGCGAGATGCAAACGAAAAAGCAGGCCGTCAAGGCGGACCCGCCCACAGCGGATTCGGCGGTACCCATGTCGGCGGAGTCGACCGTGACGGCGCGGGCAGCCCCAGCCAGGTTGACAAGATTCGGCCCGCCGGCGTAGTGCCGCAGGGCACTGGCCCGACCTTCACCTGCAACGATCCCATCGTCGGCAAGACGTTCGGCGAGAAGCGCGGGAAGACCGAGGGCAAGTTCAAGCCGTCCTACGGCGCCTCTCATGGCACCGGTTCCACCGTGGTCACTGAGAAGACCGGTCCGACGCTGACGGTAAACAAGCCGGCGCTGACGCAGCCGTACGCAGATGTGAAGCCGGTGATCTCGAAGCAGATCGCCGAGGAAGTTTCGAAGTTCCGCCCCTTGGAAACTGCTGGGGAGCTGACCGCAACGCAGTCTGGTAGCGGGGGTCCGACCGATCATCCGTACTTTCTCTCGAAGGAGTACGACAAGAAGGGCGCGAAGTCGAGCATCGGCAAGCGCGTCAAGCCGTTCGAAGGTGCGTGATGACCGAGCACAAGACTTCAGTCACCGGCCCTGTGATCCACTGCAACGAGACCCACGTGCCCGACAACGGCGGCGCGGCGGGGATCAAGCCAGAGGGCAGCATGGCCTCGTACCCGAGCAAGGATCAGGGCTGCTTCCGTGGCGCCCAGACCGCCGGCGAGCTGACTGCCTCTCAGAGCGGCAGCGGCGGCCCAGTGGATCACGAGTACCTGCTGCGGAAGACCTATCCGAAGCACGGCGGCGAAGCTGCTGAAATTCACGGCCCACTGAAGGCCAAGTTCAACGGTGCACGCAAATGAAAGGCGTAGTCAACCCGCCGGTTCACTTTCCGAAGGAAGGGAGCCAGTCCAAGCTGTCGCATGACATGAGCGGCGACAAGCGCATTGATCACAAGATTCTCACCAACGGCGAGGCTGTCGATCTTGGCATGGCCCCGCCGCACCGGCGCCTCTGGGAACGCGACTACTCGAAGGAGAAAGCGGCCCCCGGACTCAAGGATTTCTCCGAGGCAGCGGAGCCCGGCGAAACCGGTATCCATCTCGACAACGTCCACCGCGCAGGCGGCAAATTCTGATGGCCACCCGAGCTGAACTTGCGGCCATCATGGCTGCACTGACTCCGAACGCGAACTGGCGTCAATACGTCAACACGCTGGAGGGGCATTACAACTCTCTCGTGGACCGTCTTCTCGATTCCCCACATCCGGACGAGGCGCTAAGAGGCGAGTGCCGCGCGGTCCGTAACCTGCTGAAGAACATCAACAAAGCAACTGGAGATCTGACATGACCGAAGCAGCCGCCCCATCGGGCGTGAAGCTCCCCGCCGGCGTCCGCGCACAGGTGGAGGAAGCGAATCGCCTCATCGCTGAACTCAACGCTCCCCCTGTCGGCGCCCCCGGCAATGCCGGAACTCCCGGAACTCCCGGAACTCCCGGAACTCCCGGCACGGTGCACAGCCCGCCGAATCCCGGCCTGCGGCCCGATCTGGCTGCGCGCCACGCGCCGCCCGCGCCGCCCCCGGTGCCGGATGCCGAGGAGCGCGCTCGCGTCGCCGAGGCGCGGTATGCATCGCTTCAAGGCAAGTACAACGCGGAGACCGCGGCGCTGCGCGCCCAGGTGGACCAAAACACCCAGCTCGTGAGCCAGCTGTTGGCGCGCGATGCCGCGCCGCCCGCCGCACCCGCCGCGCCCGCGCAGCAGTCACCGGAGGATTACCTTCGGGCGCTCGGCGCTACCGATCAGGACATCAAGGACTACGGGGAGTTGCTCCCGATCCTGGTGCGCATTGCCCAGAACATGTACAGGCCGACCATCGACAAGCTGCAGGGCGAGCTCACGCAGTTGCGCGGCGCTGCCAATTCACAGAGTCAGCAGTTGGCTGTGACACGTCGGGAGAGCATTTTTCAGGCGCTCGACGGGGTGTTGCCCACGTGGCGTGCCGTCAACGAAAGCACCGAGTTCCTTGATTGGCTCAAAGTTCATGATATATTCGCAGGCGTATCTCGTCAGGTAGCTCTGACGAGCGCTTTTAGGAACCTCGACCAAGCACGGGTCGTGGCCATCTTCGAAGCGTACGCAAGGGAATACCCCGAGCTGGCCCGAGCCCCGAACGCTCCATTAGTGGACCCCGGGACACTCGTAGCCCCCGAGATACGGGGGGATCAGCCGCCGGCGGCTCCCGAAGGAAGTGGGTCGAAGAAGATCTGGTCTGAATCCGAGATCCGAAACTTCTACACCCGAGTGCGGAAGAAGCAGGTGAGCGCAGAGGCTTACCGCCAATTCCAGGCAGAGATCGCGACGGCGACCGCAGAAGGCCGGGTGAGACCGGACCGACTCGACTTCCACGCGAACTCACGATAAGAACAACATCCTTCGGGAAGGTGAACGAACATGGCGAATCCAGGCGCATATCCCCAGGGCACACCGTACCTTGGCACAGCTGCCAATCCGGCGTACTCGGGAATTTTCATTCCCATCATCTGGTCGGGAAAGTTCGTGGAGAAATTCTACGACGCGACCGTGCTGGGCGCGATTGCTTCCACGGACTACGAGGGTGAGATCCGGAACTTCGGTGACACCGTCAACATCCGTACCCATCCGACGATCAACATCTCGCCGTACTCTGCCAACCAGGCTCTGGTCGTGCAGCGTCCGTCGAGCCCGCTGGTCACTCTGTCCATCAACCAGGGCGCGTACTTCAATACCGTTCTGGACGATGTCATGGAGATCCAGGCGGACGTGGACCTCCTGAGCAACTGGGCGGACAACGCCTCGGAGCAGATGAAGGTTTACGTGGACACACAGATTCTGACCATCGACTCCATCGGCAACAACGTCTCGCTGCCTGCCAACATGGGCACGGCCGCGGGCCGCATCTCGGGCTCGGTCAACCTCGGCTACAGTGCCAACACTGTGACGGCCGGTGGTCCGACCGCTGGCGTGCCGCTGAGCATCGGCTCAGTCGCTGCCGGCACCGGCTCGGGAAGCACCAATGCCAACGCTCGCAAGATCGTTGACTTCATCATCGACGCCGGCCTGGTGCTCGACGAGCAGCGCTGCCCTGAGACGGGCCGCTGGATCGTCCTGCCCGCCTGGGCAGCTGCGATGGTCAAGCGTGGTGTGTTCCAGCAGGCTTACCTGACCGGCGACGCGGTGTCCATCGCGCGCAACGGGCGTCTCGGCATGATCGACCGGTTCACGGTCTATGTGTCGAACCTCCTGCCGGTAGGCAGCGCCAGCAACGCGCAGGCCCTGGGTAGCACGTACCCCGAGCTCGCCTCGATCAACAACCCTCCGGGGACTGGTGGTCTGGCAGCCGGCGAGTACGCGAGCTACTTCGGTCACGCGCTGGGCCTGACGTTCGCGTCGCAGATGACGAAGGTCGAGACTCTCCGCTCGGAGAGCACCTTCGGCACCCTGATGCGCGGACTGCAGGTGTGGGGCTTCCAGGTCATCAATCCGACGCTGGTCGGATATGCCGTCCTGAAGAACTCTGGTCTGTAATCGAATGCCCCCTTGGGGCAGCTGATCAAGGGGGCTATCCTGTAACGGGGTAGCCCCCTTTCTTCTTCTTCAGGAGGTGCATCATGGCTGTTGTACGAGTTATCGTTGCGAAGGTCGCGTTCATTGGCGACGGCGCCGCGACGACCTACGCTCTCAATACAAACACTGGCGTGTACGAGTTGCTGGAGAACTCTCCGAACTCCGCGCCTTCCATCGCAATGAACGGGCTACCGCTGGGCGCCGCGACTGTGACTGCGATCAATCCGCTGTCTGGCATCACGCAGATCGGAAAGATCCCGTACACGGTCGTGTTCGCGTCACCGACTGCGACGATCACGTTTGCCAGTGCGCCGCCGGCCGGCCAGCTGGATTATCTGACGCTCGGCCTGGTCGTGCCGTAAGGTGCGGCCATGGTCACGTTCGTCTCGAAGTCGCTGGATGACGCCGTCACGCAGGTGCGGCTGACGATCAATGACGTTGGTGTGAACGGGGCCAATTTCCGTTACACCAACGCTCAGATCGTCGCGCAGTTCAATACGGCGATCCGGGAGCTGTACCGCTACCGGCCGGACGCGTTCATCGGCAACTTCACGCAGGGGGTGCTGGTAAACAACAACCCGCTGCCAACGTATAGCGACGCGATAGATCTCGGCTTGAACCCAGCGACTGTGCTGCCGTTCGATGACCGCATGTTCTTCAACGCGGTCGTATTCTTCATCGTGGGAATGCTGGAGCTCGGCGACGACGAGTTCACTGACCAGAGCCGCTCCGCGCAGCTGCTGTCATCTTTCCGGCAGATGCTCATCGGACCAGGAGGCTGATCATGGCTATTGTCACACTTGACGGCGGTCAATCCAGCTCAGCAGTCAACGGCCAGAGCACTACCTACATCGTCGACAAGATCCTCACACGGCAGCCCGGTATCCCGGACACGCTCGTCAACAGCGAGCTGCAGGACACCATCCGCCACTTCTACACGCAGTCGACTGGATGGCGCGCGGTAGTTGGGCCGTACGTGATTTCTGTGAACCAGGCTGAGGTTCCGCTGAACCCCGTGGATCAGTACACGCAGCTGCAGTTCGTGCTGAACGCATGGATGTTTCCCAGCATCAACGGCGCGCAGTTCCCGCAGCCACTCGTGCTGTCGCCACGCCTGATCGTCGGCCCCGACGTGGCGCCGCCGTCTTCGGTCTTCATGATCAAGCCGGACGTGGCTCGTTTGTTCCCGGTGCCGAACGCGACCTATGGTCCCATCCTGTTTTTCTACGCCGCGCTGGTGCCTGTGGTCAACACCACAATGCTACCCAACATCACGATGACGCATCACCTGGATGCGCTGATGTGGGGCACGATGGCGCGCCTCTACCGCATGAAAGGAAAGCCGTGGAGCGACATCGAGCAGGCGCGGGAGTACCAGAACATGTACCGCCAGGAGGTCAAGATGCACCGCGATCAGGCGAACCGCGCTTACTCGGGGGCGGACACACCCATGCGTATCCCGAACTTCGCCCCGCGGCGGATCATCGGGAGCCCGTGGGCTGTGGCTGATTGATGTGGCCACATTCCTCTACGGCGTAACGAGTCAGCAGGCGGAAGCGACGGGTCTCAACTGGCCCGGCGCGACTGTCTGGGGCCTTCTCGTGACCGCGGCCTATGTGCCGCAGATCAACGTCGACCAGCACGTCAGCGACATACCTGCTGCGGCCATCATCGCGCGCGTCGGGCCTATGACCAGCATGGCGTCTGCGAACGGCATCTGTTCGGGGATACTCCCGCAGTTTTTTGCGCTACTTAGCACCGTGAACGCTGCCGCCATCGTGCTGTATTTCAACACGAGTGTTGATACGACTTCGCAGCTGATCTACTACTCCTCAGACGGCGTCGGCTTCCCGCTCCCGCTTCAGGGCTTCAACTACGCCGTCGCGTACGACCAGTCATTCAGCGGCTGGTTCCAGGTATGAGCAATCCCAGCCCGCCGCGTATCGCCCTCACTGGTAACAGCGGCCTTAGCGCCAGCTTCCAGTGGTGGTACGCCGATCCGGTGAGCCTGCTGCACTTTGAGGACGGCGCCAACACGTTCGTTGATAGCGCTTCGTCCCCTCTCACGTGGACCGCAGGCGGCAGCAACGGCACGGCGACTGAGAGCACGGCGCAGTATAAGTTCGGCACAGCCTCGGCTAACTTCAGTGGCTACAACTGCTTCCTCACGACGCCTAACAACGTCGGCAGCCCGCTCGATCTCGCAACCGGGCAGACAGATTTTACGATTGACATGTGGGTCTACCCGACGACCTTCACGTGGCCGAGCGGCAGTCTGGGTACTATTTGCGACCTTACAGCTGGCTTCACTACTCTGTTCCGCCTGTATATAGGCAACTCCGGCCGGTTGAATGCGCAGTTTTCCGGCGCCAATGGATGGGGCACCCTTTCGCATCCAACTGCGCTAGCTCTCAACACATGGACTCATGTCGCTCTCACGCGGTCCACGTCCAGCGGATATACGAATCCGGACATTATGACTCTGTACGTGAACGGCGTCCCGCAGGCCGAAACCGGCAATGGCGGTTCGACGGCTTTTCCAGCTCTCCCCGGCTCCGGCGGTCTGGCGTATCTCGGCGCTTCGTATAACAGCAACGTCCAGGGGACCGGCTTCTATCAAGGCTACATCGACGAGTTTCGGGTTGCGAAATATTCTATTTGGCAAGGCGCCTTCACGCCGCCGACTGCGCCCAGCGATCCTTTTCCGACTCCGGGTTTCTGGGAGATAACACGTAACAGCGTGCCTCTGGCGACTGTTACGGCTCCGACTCAGACCTACACAGATACAACCCCGGTCTACGGGCAGATCTATGCCTACACGGTGGCGCCATCTAATTCGGGCGGAACGCCCACTGGTACGGTCTCCAGCCCCGTCGGCTTCCTTGATTTGCAGTGGACGCGTAAAACCACCAATAGTGTAAGCAACGCGATCTTTGGTGCGGCTGCCGATTCTAACGGCAACATCCTGATTGGATATAACAACAGTAACACCGGCGCCGCGATTGTCGACCGTTCTACCGACGGCGGCAATTCGTGGACGAACGTCCTGACTATAGCCAGCGCTACGTTCAATGGCGGCGGGATCTGGTGCGACGGGTCTGTGTTCATTGTGGCGCCTACGAGCACCACCACACTCTATCGTTCAACTGACGGCGGCCAGACGTTCTCCTCCATCACCGGCGGGGGATTGACGAACGGATACAACATCAAACAGATGGTGTATGACGGCGCTGGACAGTGGTGGGCCGAGCAAGGTGGGGGCACGAACGCTGGGTACCATTCAACCGATGGTGGCCTGACGTGGGCCAACGTGACGACGTTCCCAGCCAGCCCCGGCTTCTATATGACCTGGCTCGGTACGAACAACCTGTTCGCTACGGTTGGCAGCGTGACTGGGTACACATCTTCTGATGGGCTGACGTGGACGGGGCAGTCTGTTTCGCAGATCGCCCCAATCGGCGGCACGAATTATCCGGCGAACGCGCTGAACGGCACGGGGATGTTCGGGTGTATCAGCGCAAGCGGCAGCGGGTTTATGACAACCACTGTTGCTTCGCTGCCCATGGGCGCTGGGAATGAGCTGACTCAGGCCGGATCTATACCTCTCGCGCAGGAAGGATTTATCGCTGGCGGCGGAGGAGCTTTTGTCGTCGCGAGCTTCACAGCTTTTGCTTCGAGTCCTGACGGCATCAATCAGTGGGCAGATGATACTGGTACTGGGCTAGATAACACCCAGACTCTGATCTACGTCCCGACGAAGAACATTTTCTTTTCGGGCGGAGCACAGGGCCACGCGACTGTATCCACCCCGGTCGTGCCCGTTCCGTCTGGCCCGGGTGTCAGCATCTCTCCCTCGAACGCGAACGTCCCCGTCAATGGCGGCACGTTCAACTTCACCTTGGTGAGCCAAGACGGCACCCACGCGACGCCCGCGATCAACGGGGTGCCGTACGGTAATTCCACCCTGGGGTTCATCAATGACTCCGGGTACTACGTGGCCCCGATTGGTCTGACGAGCCTGCCCTCGCCAAACGTGCTCACGCTGACCCTCACGCTGGACGAGGACCACACGTTCGTGGCTACTGCCACCATCACCCTGACGGCTCCCACGCAGACGGTTCAGGCGTATGGCGCCTTTCGTGGACCCAAAGCCTTCAAGCCGGTATCCTTGGTCAACGTGGGGACGATCAATCCTAAGATCTACGCCCCTGGCGAAAACACAACAGTAAAGAGCCAGTCATGAGCCTGCAAATCTCCGCCAGCTTTCAGCAGTCCCCTGTCGAGCTCAAGCGCTATCTCCTGGACTGGACCGCGCAGCTAGCCCAGGGGGAGACCGTCACCGCCATCCAGGCGACGGTCTCCTCGGTGACGGACCCGTCGAACCTCGGCGGTGCGCAGGTGACTGGTGTGGCGATTGCGCCGCTGGGTAATCAGGCAGTGTTCTTCATGAGCTTCACGAACCCCGGCCCGGGTCCCAATACTGCGGACGGCCAGACGTACCTCGTGAGCTTCGTGGCGACGACCTCGCTGACGCAGAAGTGGCAGGACATGGTGCAGTTCGTGGTAGCCAACAAGAACGGAGTTTAAGCCATGAGTCTTTTCATCTACGGTGACAATGCCTCCTCGACGATGGCGTCGGGGATCACGAACGCTCAGACCACTGTCACCGTACAAACCGGGCAGGGGGCCTTCTTCCCGGCGCCCTCAGCCGGCCACATCCTCGCGGTCACGTTCGAGGACACCGCCGGCAACCTGGAAGTCGCCTACTGCACCGGCATCACCGGCGACACGCTCACTGTCATACGAGGCTCGGAGACCATCCCGTCGCAGGCCGGCGGTCCGGCGCTCGCATTCGCGTCCGGCTCGCGCGTCGAGGCGCGTGTCACCCAGGGTATGCTCGGCGCCCTGCTTCAGAAGAATGGCGGCGACACTCTCACCGGCACGACCAACCTGAACGGCGTCCTGGCGCTCGCTGGCGGCGGCTCGATCCAGGGCGGCGAGTTCACTGGCGCGCTCCGCGGCGCAGCCGGCCAGACCGGGAACCAGATCCTTGTCCCCGTAGGCACTGGCCCAGCGACCAGCGCTGGCAGCCCGATCCTCACGACCGCGAATCTGAACAGCAACCTGCCCGCGGGCTTTGGCCTCATGTCCGCGGGCATGATCTGTCTGTGGTACGGCTCGACTGGCACCATCCCGAGCGGGTGGAGCCCTTGCGATGGCGGCACCTACAACACCTTCATCACGCCTGATCTGCGCAACCGGTTCGTCGTGGGTGCAGGTTCGTCCTTCACGCAGGGCAGCACAGGCGGCTCATCCGGCACGACCACTGGCTCGACCGACCCCTCGGGACAGATCAGCATCGCTGGTCACACTCTGAGCGTGGCCGAGATACCGTCACACGCGCACAACATCTACTCTGCGTCGGAGTTCTCGGGCAGCTCGTTCTCGTTCCCGAACTACGCCGGCGCGACTGGTGGCGCGTTCACCAACACCAATCCGGGTGCAGGTGGTGCGCTCATACAGAACACCGGCGGCGGTGGGTCGCATACGCACGGCCTGACGGGCAACCTGGCGCACACGCACTCGTACAACCTGCCGCCGTACTACGCGCTGGTCTACATCATGCGCACGTCGTAAGGGTGATCTATGACCTCCGGGGTAGTGATTGCACCGACGGTGGTTCGGATCAAGACCTCGGCGATTCAGACGCCGGCTGGCGACGGTTCGAACCACAGCACGATTCTCAATCAGCTGAAGGAGGCGTCTGAGATTTCTCAGCGTCTCCGCGGCAACATTGGGGACAGCTATGTGCGCGTCAGCGAGCTCGTGGCCCTCGGCCTAGCGAACATCGTTGGCAACGCGGTGGTTCTCATCAACGGTGGCGTAGCCGGCGGCACTGTGATCATTGGGGGTGGCGGTGGCGGCGGAGGCGTCGGTGCTACCGGCTCGACTGGGGCAACGGGACCGCAGGGGCCTCCCGGCGACGACGGCTATCCCGGCGCCGACGGCGATCCGGGACCCCCAGGGCTTGCCGGTCCGTCTGGCTCTACGGGCCTCCAGGGACCTCCAGGTGACGACGGCGTGATGGGGGACGACGGAGCCCCAGGTCCCCCCGGCGTGGCTGGCCCGCAGGGTGCTACTGGCCCTCCGGGGTCACAGGGGCCTCCTGGCGACGACGGCGCCCCGGGCGAAGATTCATGGACCCCCGGACCGCCTGGCCCACAGGGCAACCCCGGCACCGCCGGACCTCCCGGCACGACTGTCGTCGGCATGGACGGCGACCCGGGCGAAGACAGTATGCACATCCCCGGCGTGCAAGGCCCCCCGGGGAACATCGGTCCGACCGGACCCGCCGGCGCGGTAGGGGTTGATTTCTACGATCCGGTCCCGGGCGACGACGGCCCGATGATCCCCGGTGCTCAAGGCCCGCAGGGCAACATTGGCCCGGTCGGTCCTCCCGGCGCTGTAGGGGTTGATTTCTACGATCCGGTCCCGGGCGACGACGGCCCGATGATCCCCGGTGCTCAAGGCCCGCAGGGCAACATTGGCCCGGTCGGTCCTCCCGGCGCTGTAGGGGTCGATTTCTACGATCCGGTTCCCGGAGACGACGGCGCGCCCATCCCCGGCTCTCAAGGCCCGCAGGGCAACACCGGCGCGCAAGGCCCTATCGGCCCGGTTCTCTACCCCGCGGACGACGTTGGCTTTGACGAGCCGCCCCCGTGGAACGCGCGCCCGCGAGAGCCCGCATGGCAGATTTCGTACAAGGGTCCATACTACACAGGGAGTTTCCAGGTCGAGACCGGGAACTTCGCTATTCAATGCAAGCGCCTACAGCTCAAGGGCAGCGAGCGTTTGAGTGTGAGCGGAACCGGGCGGCTGAGCGTTTACAACTGAGAGTTCACCATGGCAGACATCCTACTCGACACTCAAAGCGCTTCTGCAACGCCAGCGGCCGGACAGAGCGTGCTGTTCCCCGAGACCACTGGTAAGCGGTGGACGTACAAGGACGACGCCGGCCGCACGTACACGCTTGGCGAGGGGTGTATCCGCAACCAGGCCGTTTCTTCGGTAACAGGCTACGCGGCTGACACATACCTCGCGGGCTCAAGCATCACGATTCCGGCGAGCTTGACGCTTCAGGCCGGTACTCAGTATCGCTGCAAGATCAGCTTGAACAAGACGGCAGTCGGCACAGCCGCGCCGGTGTTCAACATCCGCATCGGCACTGCCGGCACAACGGCGGACGCGGTGCTCGCAACGCTCACCACTGCGGTACAGACGGCAGCGGCAGATACCGGATGGCTTGAGATCCTGGTCACGATCCGAACGGTGGGTGCTGCGGCTACGTCGCAGGTGACGTTTGCATTCCTGCATACCGCCGGTGCGGCAGCCGGCTTTGGCTTCGCCTCGCCTGCGATAAACGAAGTCGCTGGCACCGCGTTCAATTCGACCACGGCCTCGCTCATCATCGGGATTTCGATGAACTTCGGAGCTTCGGCCAACGTCACCACGACCCAGGTCGAGGCGGAATTGCTGAATATTTGACCCTGACGTATGATGCCCAAGGAGCCGCCGTAGAGCGGTCTGGAGAAGAAAATGCTGAACAAACCAGTACGCTTTGGTCCGGTCGCTCTCACGACTACTCTGACCACGAACATCCTGAACCCGAACGTGACCTCCCTGTCAGGTCCGGTTGGGTTCGCGCTCACCCAGCCGTACTTCCTGCTCAAGCACATCCGCATCGTGAACAAGACCGCCTCCGGCGCGACTGTCTCGTTGTGGGTGGGTGCGACGGCAGGCAACGTGGCGGGCACCGAGTTCGGGTTTCAGGGCACGACTGTCGCGGCCAACTCGTACATTGACTGGTACGGGGCGCTGCGTCTCGACGCCGCGGACTTCTTGGTTGGAGGCGCCGGGACTGCGACCGCGCTGACGTTCCAGGCAGAAGGCGAAGTCGGAATCTCGTAATCGACCCGTGGGGGTGGACTGATGGCCGCTCTCCGGATAGAGAACTTTTCTGGGATTGCGCCGCGCTACTCAGCGCGGCTGCTCTCCCAGAACCAGGCGCAGGCGTCACAGAACACGAAGCTCCTTTCTGGAGAGATACGCGGCTACCATGAAGCGCAACTCCTCTTTGATTTTAACCCGCAGCTCCTTGCATACCCAATCGCGAGGGCTTTTCGGCTCCCAGCCTCTGTCAACGCGCCCATCCCGATTGGTGGGTCAGACACGTGGCTCGGCTTCAAAGACGCCGCGGTCAACTTCGTCCGCACCCCCGTCCTCAACGACCAGTTCGAGCGCTACTACTGGACCGGCGACAGCACAACCGCCTTCAGCGGAGCACCCGCGTACAACACTCGCGCCCGGATCAATGCCTCGTCCGCACCCTGGATACTCGGAATCCCAACGCCTACTGCCGCCCCGTCGGTAGCGGCGCCCGCCGGGTCCGCTGAGACCCGCGCCTACACCTACACGTTCATATCTGCGTATGGCGAGGAGGGCTCACCCGCCCCTGCCACCGTGGTTTCAGGCGGCGCGCCCGGCACATGGAACATCACCGGCATCCAGACTTCGGTGCCGAACCCGAGCTTCTACAACCTGGCGACGACGCGTATTTACCGCAGCGTCGGCAACGCGTACTTCTGGGTGGCCGACATAGCGTTCGGCACCAGCTCCTACTCTGACTCGATCCCGAGCGCCACGGTGGCGCTGAACTTCACCCTGCCGTCGCTGAACTGGACGCCACCCCCGGCTACGCTGCAGGGCATCGTGGCGCACCCTGGCGGCTTCCTCGTGGGCTTCAGCGGTCGCGATGTCTGGATGTCTGCGCCGTATCAGCCGCACGCGTGGCCGATTCAGTCCGTGCAGACGTGTCAGACCGAGGTCGTCGGGCTCGCGATATTCAACAACTGCATCATCGTGATGACGACCAGCCACCCATACTTCGGGGAGGGCATGAGTCCGACCAACATCACGCTGCAGAAGATGGACGCTGTTGAGCCGTGCGTGTCCCAGCGCAGCATCGTGACCACCGTGGACGGCGTCTACTACGCCAGCCCGCAGGGCATCATCCGCGCGACAGGAGGCACGACCGAGCTCGTCTCGCGCCAGTTGTTCACCCGCGAGGAGTGGCAGCAGCTGTTCTCTCCGACCACTGTGTATGCGGTGCCGTATGGCGTGGAGTACATCGCGTTCTCCACAACCGCCACCGGCTTCGTCTTCAGCCCCACTGACCCGACCACCCCGCTCAGCCAGCTGGACCGGTTCTCCAACGTGGCGGCGATCCAGCAGGACCAATACTCGGGAGACGTGTACCTGATTTCGAACAGCCAGGTGCTGCTGTGGGACCCGCCGAACTCGATCCCCTACTCCTACACGTGGCAGTCGAAGGTGTTCGATCTGCCGAAGCCTGTGAACTTCGGCGCGATGCGTCTTAAGTTCAACGCGGGCATCACGACGGTCAATGCGGCACAGCTTGCTGCCTACACGTCTTACAACGGCCGTCGCATCCTTAAGCCGTTGAATCCAATCAACGGATGCCCGTTGAACGGTGTGCGGACGCTGGCATATCCGGGGTTCACGACACCCGGTTATTCCCCTCCGCCGGAGATCAAGAACCCCATCGCGGGGTCGCCCTTGTATCAGCTGGCGCAATACGCGAGTATTACAGGTGGGGCCACCGTGACTGTGCAGGCGCGAGACCTGATGACGACCGCATGGATCACAGTGTTCCAGGGTGCGTTGACCACCGAAAGGATCTACCGGATGCCCGCTGGCATCAAGAGCGACGGATGGCAAGTAACGATAGTGGGGAACACGCCGGTGTACAGCTTCGCGATGGCGGAAACCGCGAAAGAGCTACAAGACGTATGAACATCGACTTCTCCAAACTGGTGCCGGATAAGGTCGCCGTCGTCCTGGCCGCTGTCTCTTGCCTTGGCGGCTGGGGTATTCACGCGCTCAGCGTGTTCAATTTGGACCAGCAGAAGCTCGACGAGCACACAGCGCAGATCCAACATCTACAGACCGGCCAGCGGGAAACACACGACAAGCTCAACGACATCGGCATCACCATTTTGAAGGTAGACGGCAAGCTCGATGTGTTGAATCAGAAAATCGACGACGACCGGGCCAATGCCAAAACAGCAAGGCAGCGGTGATGGCTTCTAACATCGACCCAATCTATTTGCTACGGCATGGCCGTACGCCCATGGATACCGTGCATCGGTCCGATGGGCTGATCGACTTGCCCCTGTCCGACTCCGGTCGGCTGGGCCTCATCGCAGCGCAGCAGTACCTGAAGACCGTGCCGCTGAGGGTGATCTACGCCGCGCCGCTGAAGCGCACGACCGAGACAGCTGAGATCATCAGGTCAGGCGTGCTGTCTGATCCGAAGATCATCATCTGCCCCGAGGCCATCACGTGGGATCTCGGGAAGTTGTCTGGCATGCAGAAGCGTTACAGCCGCCCCGAAGTCGATGAGCTGCTTAAACATCCGGCCGTCCGCGCTCCCAGCGGCGAGTCATACAGCAACTTCAAGCGCCGATATGTGCCGTGGTTCTACGGCCGCGCGGCGTCGGCCAAGAAGCCGATCCTGATTGTTGGTTCCGGCTCCAACTTCCGGTTGCTGGGCGACGTGCTGTTCGATGATCCCGAAGCCCTCAACCTGGACGAAGGCGGTCTTGCCATCCTGCGGCAGCTGGGCGGGTGGCACAAAGAGATCATCCTCGGCGAAGAAGACACGAGCCACTATGAATCCTGATTCGTTGCGACAGTTGATCCGCAGCACCCTGACCCCGATGGGACTTTACTCAGCCGACGCTGAGGAACTCCTCATGGCGACGTGTGCGCAGGAGAGCCGGCTCGGCGAATATCGGCACCAGGTTCACGGACCCGCCATCGGCATTTTCCAGATGGAGCCCGAGGACTTCGATGATCTCTGGACGAACTACCTGGCCTACCACTTCGATCTGGCCACCGCGCTCCGGCAGCTCTCCGGTCAGCTCAGCCCTACTGCATCAGACATGCAGGACAACGATCCATTTGCTATCGCCATGGCCCGCGTGCATTATCTGCGCGCGCATGGCGCCCTGCCTGCAGCCAGCGATCTAGCCGGCCTGTGGGCTTATTACAAGCTGCACTACAACACACCAGCAGGCGCCGCGACTCAGGCCGAGTTCGTGCATAACTACCGCCTGACAGGGGGATCTGCATCATGAGTTTCGCAGGCTTCACCATCGACGTTAAGACGAGCATCCTCATGATCTTTTTCATGGCGATCTTCGCGGCGGCCACGGTGTATCTGTTCAAGTTCCACAGCGACGCCAACTTCGCGGTGTTCGTTGGCGGCTTTACGGCGATGGGGTGTATCATGCACTGGATCGCCACCTACGACGACAAACACCCGGACCAGCACTGATGTGGAAATTACTCCTGAATTTCTTGCCGCAGGCTGACATCCTGTACGTGGTGATGTTCCTGAGCGCGGCCGGAGTGGGTGGCTATTACCTCCACAAGTACCACGCCGCCATCAACTACGAGACGACGGTCAAGGCCGAAAGCGCCGCGACTCTCGCCGCTGCGCGGAAGACGATCATTGACAACGACACGGACTACAAGGCCAAGTTGGCCGCGGAGAAGATCACACATGCGAACGACACCCTGGCTGCTTTGCAGCAGCATAATGACGACGTTGCTCGGCTGCGCGCAGCCGCCGCTCGTCATGGATACGCCCCACTGGGTGGTCCCGCCGCCCCCGCCGCGGTTGCCGCTAGCGGGTCCAGCAGCGAGGCAAGCCTATCGGGACTGCCTGAACAAGCCATCGTGTGTCAAAGGCTTAGTGACGCCCTCGAACACGACGACGGAATCCTCACCTCCGAGCGCGCCGAACGCGACGCACTGACAGGTAAGTAGCCGTGCCGGACACCAGCCAAAAGCAGCACAACTTCATGCAGGGCATCGCCCACGGGATGAAGCCGCGTAGCGGCCACGGCCCGTCGGTTGCCCAGGCCAAGGAGTTCGTGGCAGCTGACAAAACCCTCGGCAAATACGAGGGTGGCGGACTGGTGGGCAAGACCCGCACGCACGACCCTGTGACACCACATCTGCCCTTTTTGCGATGACTTGCAGAACCGGGCACCTGACCGTAGACTTCTCCTGGTATCCACTCCACCTTTGCAAAGGGTTACTGACATGAAAACTTTTCTGAAGCGATTTCTGATGGGCTTGCTCGCTGCCACGTGCGGCGTAGCTCTTGCCTACACTGCGGCCGTGTACACCCCGTACGTCGGCTTTAACCCGGTCACTGGCCAGGTCGGTCAGCCGGCCATCACCGTCAACACCGGCACCCTCCCTGTTCTGGATGCGGCCACGTCCTGCGGCACCACGGCCACCGTGGCAGCTTCAGCTCTCGGCGGTGCTGCGCTGGTTCAGTACACCACGAACAGCGCGGGCGGCACTTGCACCCTGCAGTTGGATCTACAGACGCAGGCACCGAACGGGTACTTCTGCGTGGCAGTCGATGAAACGACCGCTGCGAAGACCTTTACCCAAACGGCTCACACGACTTCGACGTGCACCGTTTCGGCGACCACCGTATCGTCTGGCGACAAGGTTCTGATCGAAATCAACGGATTCTGATTGGACCGCCTCATCGGGGACGGGGAGCGGATACAGGCGTGGCTGCACGAGCGGTCACGCCTTCCTCTTTCTAGGCCCTTCCACGGCATAGCCCGTGAAGTCGATGGTAGGATCGTGGCGGCGTTCGGCTACGACTACTTCCAAGGGTCTTCCTGCTGTATGCACCTCGGTGTCGACGCGCCCTGGGCTCTCAACAGGGCTTTGTTGCATCAGGCATTTGAGGTACCCTTTGAGCAGTGGAACTATCTCTGCGTGCTTGCCATCATCCAAGCATGTAACGCGAAGGTCCTGAAGGTCGCCCTCCACATGGGCTTTCGGGAGTTCGCCAGAGTAGGGGAAGCGCACCCCGGTGGGGGACTCGTCTTCCTGAAGATGACAAAAGAACAATGCCGCTGGCTACGTACCAGTGGCGCGAGTAAGAACAATGTCAGGCGGCGTCGAAGCACCTCCAGCCCCGCGATTCGGTCAGCCGCAGGGTAACTCGACCGACACGTTCAATACGGCGACGGGCAACGCGTCGCAGACGATGAACACTGCGCAGGCGTATAACACCAACGCGCAGAATCAGCTGAACACCACGCTCGGTACTGTGAACAACATGTCGGGCCTGATTGGTCAACAGGCTCAGGGCAACGTCGGTTCGTATCAGACGAACTTCCAGCCGCTCCAGGCTACGGAAGCGCAGGCCGCACAAAACTACGGATCTCAGGCGAACCTTCAGCGTTTGCAGGGGCAGGCTGTTGCCAACACTCAGGCGGGCGTACAGGCCGGCATCCAGAACCAGCGCGCTGCTCTCGCGTCTGAGGGCGTGGACCCGGCGAGCCTCCGTGGCAACGCGCTCGACCAACAGTCACAGGTCATGGGCGCAGCCGGTGCGGCCAACGCCGGCACGCAAGCGTCGATCCAGGGTCAGCAGCAGGCGTTCGGGATGGAGAACCAGGCCAACCAGATCGGCCTCGGCGTGGGACAGCAGGGCATGATGGGCGCTTCCGGTGCGGCCGGCGTAGCAAATCAGGGCCAGATGGCCATGAACCAGACCAACCAGGCCGGGGTGCAGAATCTCACCGCGGCCAATCAATACCTGCAGACTGGCAATCAAGCCAACGCCGGGCTGCTCAACGCGCAGCAGCAGGCGTACGCGGACATGGCGAATCAGTGGACGCAGAACCAGCAGTCGCAGTCGGCCATGGGAGCTGCCATCGGTACCGCCGGCGGAGTCCTCGGCGGCGCAGCTGGTAGCGGCGGACTTGAGCGGGGCGGCCCCGTCGAGCCGCAGCCACACCCCATGGGCATCCCGACGATGGCCAACGGCGGCATCGCGATGGCGAGTCCGTTTGTTGGTGGGGGCATGGTGGGCCAGAAGGGCGCGCTGCCGACGAGCCCGATCCCCGGCAGCACTGACACGCGGCCGGCGCTGCTCACGCCCGGCGAGTTTGTCATGCCGAAGGACGTGGTCGACTTCAAGGGTGCGGATCACTTTCACAAGATGATCGACAGCATCCGCGAGCAGAAGAATAAGCGCATGGCGATCCCGCTCCACCACCCACCCCACGTGAGCATGCACTGATGTCACAGTCTGGACAGAACATCGCGAATGCCCTGTTGGGTGGTGGCTCCGCGTACCTGAAGGCGAAGCAGGCCGCGCAGCAGCGTCAGCAGCGCCAACAGCAACAGGGGCAAGGACAGCCGTCGCCTGGGCAGGTGCAGCAGTTCATGCCGAAGCAGCAGCCAACGAGCCCCGGCGTTCAGAACGCTCAGGCGAACCCGTCACAGTTTCAGGCTGCAGATCCGAACTCTATGCAGGCGCCCGCGCTGGCTCCTACGAACCCCGCTGCGCCGCCGTCACAGGCTTACGGCCCATACGGCTCGCCGGCCACCGCACCGGCGGATGCTGCGCAAGCGATCCCGACACAGGCCCCCGTACAGAGCGCGTTGTCACAGAGCGCCGCGGCGCAGCCAGCTTTGCAGACGACCGCCTCGGGAGCTGACAGCTTGGCGGCTGGGTCCCCTCTCGCCTCCGGTGCTCCTGGCAGTGTAGCTGGTGCCAGTGCGACCGCTGCTGCCCCGTCTGCAGCTACTGCGACCGGCGCGACGACCGCGGGCGGCGGTGCTATCGGTGGCGCGCTTGGTGCCGCAGACGCGGCCGGTGCTGCTGGTGCGGCCGGCGCAGGCGTAGCAGGCGCGGATGTAGCTGGTATGGGCGCCGCGGATGCAGCCGGTGGCGCCATGATGGCAGGCGGTGCTGAAGCTGCTGGTGGCGCCGCTCTGGGTGCTGGCGCTGGTGCTGCTGGCGGTGCCGCCCTGGCTGGTGGTGCTGGTGCCGCTGGTGCCGTGGCCGGCGGTGCCGCAGCGGAAGCTGCAGCCGGCGCGGTCATTGCGGATGCGGCACCTGCCCTTCTGCTTCTCGCACAGAAGGGTGGGCTGATCCCACCTGCCCACCCGATGGCCCATCATCAGCATCCTGTGTGGCCTTTGCTGCATCACGTTGCTGGCGTGGGCAAGCAGCAGGGTATCCCCGCTGAGAATTCCAAGCCCTCTGGCATCGACACAGCCATCGAGCAGCCACAGCAACAGGGACCCGAGAATGAGCAGCCGCTCGCGCAAGGTGGTCTCGTGCAGACGCATCCTCCCCAGCCCGCGAATTTCGGCGGCGCGCGTCCGCCTCCGGGCACGCACGTCTTTGCGAACGGTGGCCCTGTCCGTGGACAGGCGCCGCCCATGATTCATGGTCGTCACCAGGCGATGCCCGTTGGTCCGAACAGCGGCATCGTGCCTGCGTCGACTGAGGGGCAGCTGCCCATGGCCAGCGGCGGACCGGTGCCGGGCTACGATGACGGCGGTCTGGCAGCCGGCTCTGGCTTCATGCAGCCAATGTCCCCGGGCAATACGCCGATGATCGGCAAGGCCGCCGGGCTCGCGCAGGGCTTTACCTCGGGCGTGGCCACGGGTCACAACCTGGCGGAGATGTGGCAGCAGCACCAGTACCGCAGCGCGCTGGCTGATCAGCAGCAGGCGCAGGGTCAAGTGGTTCAGCAGGGGCTCGTGGCGGAGGGTGCCGCGGCGCCGGACCAGAACCTGACGCTGCACGATCACGTCAATCACTTCTTCAGCGCGCTCCATGATACGTTCTTGGGGCATGACCAAGATCCTGAAATGGCGAAAGCTGTCGCTGAGCACCAGTCGCGAATCGCTGCGCGAACTGCAGCTCCTGTGGCCCAAGGTGTACCGGCTCCGGGTGCAACCCCTGCCGGCGCTGCTCCAGTTCCCGGAGCTGGTGCTGCACCAGGTGCTGCGCCTGCGCCTGCCGCTCAAGCCGCCCCCGGCTCAGCAGCTCCCCAGAGCGCAGGTGTTCAGTCTGTCACTCAAGCCACGCAGGCAGCTCGGACTTCATCGAGCGACCCAGCAACAGCTGGAGCTCAAGTCGCTACCTCCCCTCTCGCAGTGGCGTCGGCCATCTCTAGCCCTGAGACAAAAACAGGAACTGCTGAAACCCCTCCCAAGGGCGGGGAGAATTACTCTCTGGGTCCGACAGAGATGTCGCGCCTTGAGGCTGCTAAGACGAAGGCTGCAGTGGCAGCTGCGCGTGCTGGGCTGGACCCGACTAAGGTCTACGCTGCGCTCTCGGCTCAGCAGAACGCAGCCTTCCAAGGACAGTACCTCCGCAACATTGGTGCCGCTAATACGGCGCTGATGAACGGCGACCAGAAGGGCGTCGAGGACGCGCTGCGTTCGGCGAGCTATTACATACCGAACGGCCAGGCGCTGAACCAGCGCATGGCCACACAGGACGATGTCAAGCGCGCGCAGGCTGTCAACCCGAAGGGGGCGGCGCCGTTTGCTGTTGGCGATCACATCGTACAGAACCCGTTCTACGGAATGCCCGGGCACGCTGGTGAACAGCAACTGGTGCCGATCACGCCGCTGACGCTGTCGAACATGGCGCAGGCGGCACTGCATCCGGAGAACTTCGCGACCGAGATGTACGGCCAGTACAAGATCGGCGTGCAGGCGCAGACCGAGCTGCAGAAGGCAGCCGCGTACCAGACCGGGATGGTCGGACGCTGGATGCAGGGCGACGCGCAGCTCATCCGCCAACAGGTGGCGCAGGCGATGTTCCCGGCGAACTACGCCCAGACGATGTCGAAGGCCGAGCTCGAACGCGCGCAGGCTGCCGAGTGGCGCTTCCGTGCCAGTGGGCAAGGCGG